GGGTCAAATGTTAAATTAAGGGAAACTGCTTGGTCAACATATTTTTGTCGGATTCCATTCTGACGAACTATCTCGAATGGGTTGATTTCTTTAAATGTTAAAAATATTTCCTTTTCCTCATCCGTTAAAATATAATCAGGTAGTCCCATAACAGAACCTTTATCTTTAGAAATTTGATCCCAAACACTGTCAATGTTATATCCTTTAGATTCAAGTAGGCGCTCTAATGTTGGGTTTTTCTTGATAAATGTACCTTTAGCTGTTTTTAAATTATAAACATTAGCGGGGATTGGTTCAATTGAGGGGGATACTCCTCCTGAAATGTGTGCATTTGAAACTGTTGGGGCAATTGCTAAATGATGTGTATGTCTTAAACCTGTTCCTTTACACCATTCAGGTTCACCATACAATTCTGCTTGGTCACGAGATGCTTTTAATGCTTCTTTTTCAATAAAATCAAACATGATCCTTGTATAAGAATTTGCTTGTAATCCTGCAAATGGGATATTTTTTTCTTGGAGGAAGGTGTGCCACCCAAGTACTCCAATACCAATTGCTCTACCTTTAGATGCAGAACGATAGGTGTTTTCCATAAAGCGAATGTTTTTGGAACGATCAATAAATTCTTGCAATACACCTTCCAAAAACCAACAAGTTAGTTCGGGTAATGTCATTCCATTTTCAAATTTATATTCGCTCCATTCATCCCAACGTGCGAGATTAAGGGAAGATAAACAACAGATAAAAGAGTGAAGTTCGTCTGTGTATAAGCTTATCTCGCTACAAATATTCGTCATTGAAACATGCAAATTGTTCTTTTTATATGCTTCAGGGTTTGCATTGTTTACATTGTCCTCAAACATAATATAAGGTTCACCTGTCTCTAAACGTGTTTTTAAAATTTCACCCCACAATTTAATTGCTTTTGGATCGCGTTCTTCAACTCGATTCATAAACTCATCATCAATTACAACACATTGATGCATATTTAGACATTGTCTATTAACATCACCTTTTGGGCGTCGAATCATCAAAAATTCTTCAATGTCTGGGTGGTTAATATGTAGGTTAACTGAGGCTGCCCCTCGTCTAACTGAACCTTGGTTGGTAGCTAATATTGTTGAATCGTAAATTTTAATCCATGGAACTACCCCTTCAGATACTCCATTTCCAGAAATTGGTTTTCCTCTTCCTCTGATTCTAGATACACCAATTCCTACTCCACCACCTTGAGATGATAAACGCATTAATTCTGAGTTGGCTAGAGCAATTCCTTCAATTGAATCATCTGTGTCAATTCCAAAGCATGAAATAGGCATTCCACGTTCTGTTCCCATGTTTGAGAGAACAGGTGAAGCTAAGCATAACCAATTTTTAACCATTGCCTCATAAAAGTATGGTTGTAAATCTTTACGCTTTAAACGTTTAGCTGCTGATCTTGAAACACGTTTAAATGCTCCATAAACATCTTCATCAGGTAACAAATACCCTTTTGAGATCATTGATAATGAAATCTCGTTCATCCACTCAGGGTAGTGTTTACCCTTAATCCAATTTGTTGTATCTACTTGTATGCTCATTTTTTTATTGTTATTTCTCTATTTTTAAAGTCTATTGTAAAGTCTTCAGGTGTAAATTTTTTAACTAAACGTTCAGCAAACTTCATTCTACTTGAAGAAATGGGTTTTATAACCATTGTATCTGTTAATGTTTGTTGTTTGAAAAAAGGTAAAATTTCATCTCTATAAATTTTTGCTACTGTATCTGAACGGGAATTGATATCTAAGGCTGAGGTTTCTTGGTTCCCGTATGGTACAGAAGGTTCATAAGTTGCTTTCCCATTTTGATCAAACCACCCTGTTTTAAATTCAAAGTAATTTTGTGGTTCAGGAACATAAGCTGCTCGAACAAAAAATTTAACCCCATTAGGATCTTCATAAGTGTAAAATCCTTTACTCACTTTTTCATATGAAAGAGCATTATCAGGATTGAGAAGTTCTCCAAGCATAATTTCAGTTTCCATTATAAGCTCATCTTCAAGAGAATATGGATGAATTTCAAAATATTTTTGAAGTTCTTCTTTAATTATATTACGTAGTTTTTCTGGTTTCATAGGTCTGACCAGTCAGCGGTTGATTTTGAATAATCGGTTACTCTATTTGCAAAGAAATCTTGGTGTGTTTTACCACTTGTTAAATGCCCGAACCATTCCATTTGTTTTAAAAGGTTAGGATCAATATCGTTGTAAATTGGATTATAACCTAATTCAACTAATTTTTGATTTGCTCGTTCTTTAATGAAATTTTTTAGTTGTTCTTTAGTTAGTCCTTCAATATCACCCATTTCAAATGCTTTTTCTATAAAATCGAATTCTAATTTTACAGATAAATCACAAGCTTCATAAATTGCTTGTGTTAATTCGGGGGTGTCTAATGTTGGATCTTCCTCTAATAAGGTTCTATATAACCAGCATCCTGCTTTTGAGTGAAGTGATTCATCACGCACAGACCATTCTACAATTTGCCCTGTTCCTTTCATTAAATTTCTTAATTGAAAAGACATCAACACGGCAAATGAAGAAAACAAATTTACACCTTCTGTAAATGCAGAGAATATAGCTAGTGAAAGTGCTTTTTCATGCAATGTATCTCCAGGCAGTTCAACTAAACGATCGATTTTAGCTTTTGCTTCCTCGTCTTCCATAAAGGCCTCAAAATCATCAAGACCCAATTCTTCATTTAAACGAGCATAAGCCTCAGCATGAATCGATTCAAAATCAGCAAATGCACACGCCATAGCTTTAATTTCGTGTTTAGGAAACCATACAGCCACTTTTGTTGACCAATAATCGTTTACATACGTCTCTGTTTGGGCAAATGACTTTAAAATATTACCAATCAAATTTTTTTCACTTTCAGTAAGTTTAAGTTTCCAATCATTCAAGTCTGAGGAGAGAGGTACTTCATCTGCAAGCCAATGGGCTCTATGTTGATCTTTATAAAATTCAAATGCTGTTTGATATTCAAATGGTTTATAGTGGGGTCTTAATTCTGTTATCATGTGTTTAATTCAAAAAATTTCTTAGATAGATGTTCTTTATCAAATTTGTCTAGATTAAGTGAGCTGGGTGAAGTAGAGGGAGAGGGGGAAGGTTGAGAATCTTCATCATACTCTTGGGTAATTTCAAAATGCCCCGTTGAAGTATCCGCTTTAATTTGATAGGTAACCCCATCCATACCATAGCGATTCTTCATTATATGGAATCTTCCTGTATTATTTACTTTATCTTCTTTCTTCCTGGAGAGTGAGATTGCAACATCCGTAATCATCATTTTGTCATAGGATCCTGCTGCCTTATCACCCTCAATTATATCATCCTTTGATCCTGCTCTGTTAACTTGTGATACACTCCAAACAGGAATATTAAGTTCACGAGCTAGACCTTTAGTGCTAGTATAAATATCATCGATTTCATACTTACGATCAGTAGAATTTCTTTTTGATTTTAAAAGGTCAACATAGTCAATAATAATCAAATCAGGTACAATTCCTAAAGATTTAAGTTTTTGAATATGAGCTTCAATTGTTGTAATAGTTGCTCTACCTGTTGGGAATTCTTTAATGATGAGTTCACCTTCTATTGTTTCTAAGGCGTTTTCTACTTTATCTCGGTTTTCAAGTATTTTATTTACGGGGATGTGTGTAAAAAAAGCGTCATATCTTCTTCCAACATAGTCTTCTCCTAACTCCAGAGTATAATGAACAACATTGTACCCTAGTTTAACAGCAAAACCCCCTAGTGCTACTAGTGACCAAGATTTTCCTCCTCCAGGATTACCAAATATTAGCCCAAAATCACCATTTCCTAATCCACCTTGTAGAAGTTCATTTATTTGAGGCCAAGGTGTAGGTATAACAACTCGATTATCTTCACGGTATCTTGATTCAACATCTTTATTATACTCGTGTCCTATGTTCTTATCTTGACCTGCTTTTAAAGCGCCTTCAACCATTAATTTAATGGAATCATAGTCACCTGCTTGAAGCAAATCAACAGACTTGAGAAGGGCTTTTTTTAATTGTTGGTTTTTACAGAAAGTAGAAAATTCTTCTTTAACATATTCCAAATCTTCTTCTGAGGCTTGGTAGGCTGCTCTTAATTGTTCTTTAATAGCGATTTGTAATACCTCATTTGATGTTTTTTTCAATTCTACCTTTAGAATATCCATACTAGGAGTAGTATGGTATTTAGAGTAATATTTTAGGATATTTTTAATGATCCATTTATTTGCATCACTTCCAAAATCATTCTCATCAAGAATATCATGTATATTTACAAGAAAATCTTTATGAGTAAGAAGTGATGAAATAACTTTTATTTGGAATTGTGGTCCATATTGGTCAATACTTTGTAATGTCATAACTTATTTTAAATTTTCAAAACGTTCTTTTAACCATAAATTAACATTTCTAATTAAATTTCCCAACCTATCTTGCTCATACATTTTAAGAAAATGTTGTGGGTGATATTGAGGTTTAAAATTAGCAACATAATCATCTATGTATTTCTTATCTTTTTCATCTATCATAGGGTTGCTTAGATCCATTACTCTATGTCTATTTTTAAGCGCATTTAAGTCACTTAATAATCTAGCATAAACTATATGCTGCCCTAATTTAGATTCACTTATTTTAATTAGATCATCTAAAGATAATTTACTATTCTGCAATTCAGGGAATAGTTTGTATAGTTTTTTAGGGCCTAATCCCTTTATTCCAGGGATTTTATCAGAGTTATCTCCCATTAAAACCTTATAAAGTAAGAAATTGTGTGGTGGTATTCCAAATTTTTCTTCAACTTTATGTGTAGTAAAATATTGTTTTACTATTGGAGAATAAACTATAACCTTCTCATTTACAAGTTGGAGATAATCTTTATCACTAGAAACAATAAATATTCTCCCTTCTTCTTCTTCTTTAAGGAGAGTAGTACTAAGATAAGCAATTATGTCATCAGCTTCTACTTTATCTATTGATAGAGTTCTAACTGGGAGGGTTTTAAGGTATTGGATGATTCTAACTAGTTGATCAACCTTAGAATCATCCTCATCTTCATGTGAATCAAATACCTCCCAATTAGTGACCCTTGAGATATTTCTCTCAGATTTATATTCAGGGATAATATTTTTTCTATTATTAGAAGAACCTACACCATCCCACACAATATAAACTTCAGTAGGATCAGTTTGTCTAATCATAGCTCCTAACGATCTTAGAAATCCTCCTAACCCACCTATATGTGCTCCTTCTTCATTTATAGAACCTATAATAGTAAAATTTCTAAAGAATAAGTTAAGGGCATCTATAAGTAATATTCGTCTTTCTTGAGGAGTATCGTCTCCTTGCTCTTGAATGTTATTCAAAAGCTTTAATAAATCTTTGTTGTCCATTTTTTATTCGGGTTCGTTTGTGAACATCTCAACATTCACTTCTGAGGTTTCTTCTTCAATGATGTTGAAATTTTCTCCTCCTAAAATTGCTTTCCATTCCTCAACATGAGTGTCTTTGTAGTGCTTTAAAGCCTTTTCAGAATCTTCAATAAACCCATGAGGTGTCATAATAATTCTTCCTCGTGTTTGAACTCCGTTAATGTGGTTTTTATCAATTTGAATGTTAGTACGTTTAGCAAATTCAACTTGTTTACTATCTTTAATAGCTTTAATTTTAGAAGTACCAGCATCCGCAACATTTCCAAAGGTTATAACAAAGGTTGCATCAAACCACATAGCAAATCCTCCTTTATTCATCAATTTTGGTTGTCCCATAGGAACTGTTGGCTTAGCTGCCCATACTTTATTGATACAAATTAAAGAATTAGTATATGGTGAGGATTCCTTACGAGACAAGGTAATACGCTGATTTACGTTATTTCCAAATTGGGTTGACATTGCCCCTGCATTCCATTCATTATTGTTTTTATTCGACTTAACGGACATTTCACATGGTACTGATCCTATTGAGTCCCACAAAAACATTAAGTCCATTGGGAGATTACCTTTTTTCTGTTCATCTAGCATATCTAAAATAAAGGCAGCAACATCCTCAATAGTATGGATAGTTTCTCTATCAACATATAAGAAATTACCTTTATAATCTAGAATCTCACCTGTTTCTTCGTCTACAACTTCTTCAACTTCTAACCCCATCATTTTGGCATGCTCCCAGGACCATTTCATTTCTGTAATGATAAAAACGGGAAGAATACCTCTTTTTTGAGCGGAAACAGCGGCTTCAAGCAATGCTGTTGTTTTACCTGTGTCTGAGTGGCCCCTTAATAGAACGATATGACCTAAAGGAATTCCAGGAATAGAAAGAACTTCGGAGAATGCATCTGAAAGAGGTATCCACTCTTGTTCTTTAAATTTAACGTTTGTGTTGAGGCCTTTTTTATTTTTAAAACTATCAATACTAAACCCCGATTTGAGTTCTTTAGATACGGCCTCTGCTAATGATTTTTTAGGTCTTGGCATAACTTATTTTGTTTTTTTATTAGAAAGGTAAATCATCATCTTCATCATCCTCAAACATCTCATCAAACTTGTCTACGGATGTTTTAGTATCTTTTTTAGTAGATAAAGAGTAGTTTGACTTAGGTTCTTCTTTTAGGTCTGAATCAAAATCAGATGCATTCTCAGAGATAATTTCATCTTCTTCTTCTTCAGGGTTAAGGAAGTTTTGGAGTGTTTGTTTCAAAGCATCAAAATCTTTTTTAAAGGGTTTTTGAAGATCCAAAATATTGTTTTGGTTCTCTAACCATCCTTCAACCACTGAGGCGTTCTCACTCAATGGGGATTCTTTACGTTTTGGAGAAACGGATACAATTTTTAAAACATCTCTTCCATTCATGTCTCCTTTCTCAACATTAACTGTAAAATCAAACCCATTAGCTACGTTAGTATAATCCCCATAGTCCTCATCCTCAGCAATGTTTAGAAACTGTTGGTAGATGTTTTTTCCAAATTCCCACAAACGAACTCCCATATCTTCTTCACCTCTAACTAAAACTTGAGCAAAATATCTCATTTTAGGATCAATTTGCTTTGCAAGTTTCCAATTTTTAGATTCATTAGTTTTACGAAGTTCCTTAGCAAATTCTACAATAGGATCTTTTTCACCCCAATTAGATAGTGCATAAAGTGGAAATTTTGAAAAACCATAATGAAGTTGGACTTCTTGGAAGGGCCAATCAGGGTTAAATTTAGAAGGAACAATACGAATTTGATATTTACCTTCACTTTTAGGTTTCCAATAAACCTTAGAGTAATCTACTTTTTCATACTCTTTCTTTTTACTTTGAGGTTGTAAAGCCTCAAGTTTACTTTTGATTAAGTCTAGATTCATAATTTAAAACTAATTTATAATGTATAACTAAATATAATAACCTATTTTATAAAAACCAAGTTCTCCTTAAAGATTTATCACTTTATATATTTTGGTATTTAACTGTTTTAACTCGTTATGTTGAGTTAATAGAATGCAATTTTTATAGTGATCCCAATAAATAGGGAATTTTGTATCTACAACTCCACCATTTAAACTTTTAATTAAAGTATTTAAAGCATTTATAGTATAGAGTGTGTTTGTCTCTTTTTTTCTATGCACCAATATGGTATTTTCAGGGATTGAAGAAATGTTACCTTGATCAACATTGTATGTAATTACATATTCATTGTTACTTTTAACTTGTAGGGCAAAAATTTTATTGTACAATATATCATATTTAGAAGAAACTTCGGAAATAAGTGTATCCATGTCCTCTAACTGAGTAAAAGTGCAAAATAATCTATTATTCATTGAATTTATGTTATCAGGTGTATCAAAGTCATACTGATAATACATATATTCAGTTTGGTCTAAAATTTGGTTCATAACTGGTTTTTAAAGATTATAGGTGTTCCCTTTTTTAAATTTAATGTTTAATCTGTGGTTTTTAAATATATTTAATATTTGTTTTACTGTGTCTTTTTCGGTTTTATCTACGTCTAATAAAAAAGAATCATACACATATAATACTAGTTTAGTATTCTTTCCTTGCAAAAGTTTTAATATTTCCCATAAAATAATAACATTATTTGAGGTCTCCAAGTTTTGAAGTAAGTAATTTAAAAGTTTTTGTGGGTTCATATTTTCCAGCTTATCCTTCTCAAATCTATGTTTTGATATAGGACACTCTATATATCCTTGGTTATTAAACTCATCCCAAAGCTTATCCGTATATTTCTTAACTTTCTTAAAAAACTCTAGATGCTCATACTGCTTAAACACTCCACCATATAACTGTTTAAATGTTAATTCTTTTGCCTTTTTGTAATCCACCCCGTACATTTCAGCAAATGCTTGATGGATATCTCCTTCAGGAAATTCAAAACCCACCAACTTACCCAATAAAGTAGGATGGTATGCACTAATGTCCAAGTCCAAAAAGAAATCGTTGTGGGGTATGAATGCTTCCCTTTCTCCATTATCTTTATTCAATGCCGCAAAGTTTATACCTCCAAATTTGTTTGAAGGGCGCATTGTTGTTGTGTTTAAATTATATTGAGTATAAATATAATCCTGAGAAGGGAAGGTAAAATATTTATTGTATATTTCTTGGTTTAATTTTAATCCGGATTTTTCTATAAGGTGAAACACTAGGTCTGCTTTATCTCTAAATTTAGATAGGGGTTGAGGAGTTATACTTTTAAATAACGCCTCACAATATTCATAGTGTTTTGAAATAGGGATAATACAATTGATGTTATCTTGGTTTGGGTATTTCCTATAGTAAAACTCATGTGTTTTTGTATATTCATGTATATACGGAGGGGGAGGGGGTGGTGTAGTGTGGCAAGATTTATGAAAAAAATAATGTAAGAATTCTTTCTTATCTCTAACATATATTGTTTCAATATTTGCTAGTACTTGTTGTATTTTGCTATATTCTAGTGGAAACGTGTCATTGTGTTGAATGCACAACATATACCCTTTACTCGCATTTATGAGTGGTTTAACGTAAACTAATGATACGGGGTTTTGGGTAGGGTGTATGTTTGAAGAAAATGGGATAACCTCAACGAAGGCTTCTTTAAACCCTTGACGATTAAATATATCTAATTGAGATTCCGTTTCTATAATCCAAAACATACCTCATAATATAAGATATATCTTTTAAGATTCCAAATAATATTTTAAAAATCTATCTTTAAAGTATTGTGTAAAACCATACCATTTATCTCTTTGTTCTATTAAAGAAATATTGTTTTTATTGGCATTGTAGGTTTGAGTTTTATCTCCTTTTATTTGCCATAGTACTTGTTTTGGGGTGTATAAGTCCCATGCAATTGTTTTATCTTTACTTTGTAGTTTAGTAAATTGTTCTTTATCTATTTCAATATAGATGTTTTCATTATTTTTCTTACAGAAATATCTTGGGAATACTCCTAGATCTTTATCTTGTTGGGTTGGGAGGGGTTGGATGGGGGAGGGGAGTTTGCGTGTGTTGGGGATATTGAAAAATTTAGAATCTACTAAGGGTAGTGGTTGAATTTCATTAGGAAGGAAATTTTCTTGTTCTCCATTATAAATAATAAGGTTGGTTGTTATTGGTTGAAGTAATAAAGTAGGGGGATCGTTTGGGGATTTCCCAGTATAAAACTTACCATTAGATAGATGGTGTAAGAATCCTATGTATTCTTCTTGGGTAGTAGAAAGAATATATTCACCTCCACTAGTATATAAATTGGTTTTTATTTGAGATTTTGGGTAATACATTTTTTAAATTCTAGTTTAAAATCCTACCATAGCATCTCTTAAATAGAGAACACCTTTTTTAAATGAAGAAGATTTAGTGTTATATCTAAATGTTAAATCTTCACATATTAAATCTTCAATATTTGTTACTCCACTATCATATTTAGATTTAACATTATTAGCATATTTTTGGAAAAACCCACTTCCATTCCATACTGCTCGATAGAACATAAATATACCTCTCCCATCACTTTTAATTAGAGCCCCAGAAGGGTGGGTTCCAAAATATGAATTAAAATATGCATCATATCTTTCTTTAATCATTTTTGAAGCATCTATGCGAAGTTGTGGGGATGGGGGGATACCTTTCTTACCAGGAAAGGCATTATAACCCCAAGACTTTGGTTGTAATGGAGCATACCCAAAATCTTTTGTTCTTTTTGTAGAATTGCGTCCATTTACACCCCCAAAAACACCATTTCCTGAAATTTTATCAATTGTATCCCAAAATTTTCTCCCCTCAGGGTAATTCATCCATCCTCCAGCTACTCTGTCTAAACCATATATAGTTTCTCCACTATTAGCCATAACACTAAATCCTGGGGAGATTATTTTAGTGATAGGGTCAAAGGCTTGGGTTGGGTGATAATAACCTCCTTCAAGATAATCAATTATATAATTAATAGCATCTATTTCAGTAGAAGTGGAATTAATTTTGTTTTTGGGAACACTTCTAGGTGAAGATGGGAGTTCCCTACAACTTGAAACTTGAGCACCAACACCACCACTGCTATTCACATCTGCAATAGTTTGTTTAATGTATTCTTCGCTTATCTCTAGATCACTAATTTCTGTTGTTTTAGGGATTACTTGAGTTTGAATTGAGGTTTCCCAATTATTATCTTTTAAATCGTGAGTTATACCTGTTATTATAAAGTCTAAAGTATCTCCATAGTTTCTAGGAAGAAACCTAGTTGAAATATGTAGTTTATTATAGATTTTAAATCCAGCTAACCCATCCATAACAAAACTAAATTTAAATGGGATAAAACCTATTGCCCCACCTGCTTTATTTTTATTTTGAAGATATTTAAAATACTCTGTTCCAACTGAAAGATTACTTCCTATTATATCACCAACAAACTTTATTTGGACTCTTCCATTGCTCCAACCATTTGGGGCTGCAAATCCATAACAGTTTATAAATTTACTTAAAAATTGTTCTACGTAATTTTTTTCAGCTTCATCTACAACTTCTCCTTCTTCTTCTTTAGTATTTGCAGTAGTAAACTCAGTTTTAAACCTATCTATTAACCCTTTATTCCAATTAGAAAAAGCAGTAGCTTCAACTCCTTTAACATATCCTCCTGCTGTAGCTCCTACAGTTACCATTGTAGCATATTCAGGAGTAATAGCAGTTTGAAGATCTATTTTACGAATAAAATTTGATTGTTTTTCATTATATCCAAAAACTTCTAAAGTATAATTTCCTTTATCTTTAGTCAGTCCTGGGATTGGAGTTGAATCAATAATTTTTAATGTGTTGGATGATTCATCAATTATGGGTTCAAGGTTGTTTATTCCACCTAGGGCTTTATTTAGCCCATCACATATAGATGAAAGGAACCCAAATAATCCTACATCTCCTCTTTCATCAGTATTTGAATTCAAACTATCAACTACAAAGTTAAAGTTTAAATATATATTCATTGGATATGCAGTATTAGGAGATGCATTTGAATTATAATCTACTGCCCTAAAAGGAATTAATTCAGAGAGGACCTTAGCGGGTATATCAGGAGATCCAGATTTGAAGAATTTATCATTTCTTACCAAACATACTCGAGGATCTAAAGAAATTTGATTTGGAAGAGAATACATTTTATTAGAATATCTTCCATATTCTATGTTAAATATTGGGGGATTTGAAGCACCATTAGTTTTAACATTAGGTAAAACTTTTTCTTTAATATATTGAAGGAGATATTCAAATCTTATATAATGATCCTTTTCAGGAGTGTTTAACCTAATAACAGGGATTGGGGGAAGATTAGTTGAAGTAAAAAGAGTATCTACTTCAAGGGCAGTATATCTCTCATAAACTATATCAATTTCTTCTTCATCTGCTACTCTAAATACATAATCTATGATAGTGTATGAATCATTTAAGGCGTCTTGTAGATTTTTATTAATTAAATAGGCTCTTATTTGGTCTACATTCTTTTGTATTTCATCATCACTAATGTAGGGGCGCTCAGGGAATTCAAAAATAATATTACTATTATTTCCTTTTTCAACTAATAATATTTTATATACTTGTAATTCGGTATTAGTTAAGTCTAAAATTCTTCCTATAAAACCTCTAACTCCATTTCCTGTGGTAATTGAAACTCCATTATTTGTTTCTCCACTATTATCTCTGTTAAGAAATTTCCATAACCATAACATAGAAGTTATTATGTTATTATTTTCATAAGGAGTTAAAAAAGAATTCTCAGAAGGCTCACCTTCAGGAATTGAGTTCTCATCAGTCCTAAACTGTTCAATATAGGTATTTAACTTTGAATCTATTGAAACATTAGACTTAAGAGATTCTATAACATCTCCTAAACTTATAATTTCTAAACTTATATCGTATGACCCATCTTCATTAAAACTCCAACTAAAATTGGATATTTTTCCTAAGAATCCATCGTAATTACCTTGATATTTTTTTCGATAATATTCTATAGGGCCTAAAAGGTCTAGATATGATTTATTTTCAGTAAAAGCAGGATTAAAAAAACGCTTGCTATCTTCAATAAGGGTACCTCCTACAGTTCTATAATTTACTCCATCATTATCTAAATAATTAACATTCCCCCATTCTAACAATACTGTAAATCCTAGTCTAAGATATAAAACATCAAGGATTTCAAACTGTTCTCTACTATATGCTTTGAGTTTGACTGAGGCTTTTTTAATGGAGCCCCTATTAAGGGTTTTAATAGATACATCAATTATACCGGGCATTGGAACTATTCCAAAATCTGTGCTATGAGAATAACCCGAAAGGCCAGTATTGAATTGTTTAGGGTAAAGCCATTGGTTAGTAGAAGCTCCAGAAAGAGTAGAGACTCCTCCAAAGAGCACATGAGATTTAGCTAATCCCATTCCTACATATTCAGATGAATTTAAATTAAGTGATTTTAATTTATCTTGAGTTACTGAAACTCCTGATGCTAATTTTACCCAAGAAGTATTAGAATTTAAAAGGGATATTTCACTTGCATTTCTTAACCCACTTAAGGGAGATCCCTTACCATGAAGATTTTGTCTAACTCTAATTTGATCTGTGGTGTATTTTGGAATTTCTTCACCTACTATATTTGCCATAACTTTATATTAAATTTAAAGACTCATAATTGCTTATGATACTTTGTATTCTATTAGGATTAGGAATTCTTATTTGAGAACCTATAGGAGGAATAATAGAATCCTTGGACAAATTATAATTTGCCCTAGATATAACCCACCATAAAGAAGAATCATTATAATAAACTTGAGCTAACAAATCATATCTATCTCCTATTCCGGTATAAACATATATATCTTGAAAAGAAACAGGAATATTAGGGTACTTAGTTGTAACATATCTAGATATGTTATCTTGCTGTGTTGTGTTTGGATTAGACCCTAACTTTGTTGGTATGTTATTATATCTATTCATAAATTAGATTAACTAATATTATCATTTATTCCTAAGTCTTCTGAGGTTAGTGTGGGTAGAGTGTCAGGATTGGGTGGAGGAGGAGGTGGGGAAGCAGGGGAGGTTACATATTCATTGGTATCATAGTTGTTAGTCTTCTTATCTAGCCCATCTGCTAATGATATAAATCTTTGATTTCCATAAACATTTTGATCATTAAGTATATCTTCTTTAGTCAAACTACTTCCATTATTAGGGGTAGATCCTAAACTCATAAGTTCAGGTCTAAATTTATGAATTGGAGTAAAGGAAATAGAAACTTTAATCATATGTGGTAATTCTTTAACAGAAGAATCTTCAAATTTAGTTCCATCAGGAGTTTGGAGAGGGATACCTATTTCCCAAGAAGATTCTTCAGGAATATCATAAGATATACTTTCGATTATACCAGGTTGTTCAAAAAGATATCCTCCTACAGTTAATTGAGCAATATTTCCAGCCATATATCCAGGACGAGTATACTTAGGAGCTAAGGAGGAGGCAAGGAAATTTAATTTTTTATACATAGGAATTAATTCTTCTTTAGATTGAGCTACTATAGTAAAATCAATAGAAACGTCTCTACTAAATCCTTCATATTTATAAAACTCTTCAGCTCTACCCATATAATTCTGTCCTTTCCACTTAGCCTTATACCCTTCAGAAAACTTATCGATAAATGATCTAAAATGTATAAAATATTTTTGAGAGGGGTCTTCAACATCAATAATAGCTATTCTAAACTTAACTAAATCATTTTTAAGGGACCATTTATGGGTCACATTAGAAGATTTATATATAGGAAGAGCATTTATAGTATCTGTAGGGCCTAGTTGGGTTTTGGTTATAGGATTTCTTTTTCCTAGGGCATAGTTAGATATATCTCCTTTTTCTCCAGGATTACCTAAATGGACTCTTTCTTCAATATTTTTTCCCTCTCCTCTTTTGTAATTAGGAGATAGGCTTAAAAAGGTGCTTTGAGGAGAAGATGTTGGGTCTAATTTAGTTCTAAAATCTTCTAAAATTTCATTATCAACACTTTTAGGTTGATTTATAAAATCTTGTTGGGACCAAGAACCTTTCCCAATTAGAGGAGTATTTTCAGGAAAAGTACCTGCACTAAAGGGGGTATATACACTTGTCTGGAAATTATATAGAAGAGAAGAATCATTAGTTGTGGTAAAATTATCTCCTATTAGATCATAGTTGGTTAATCTTTTATATAATTCACTTACCCCTTTATGAAATATTTTAGCACTTTGATATGTTAAAGGTCTAGGATTTTTAAAAATAGAATAATCATTATAGCCTTTATCTTTTAGGGGAGTAAAAAAACCACTATTTCTTAATTCTACATTTTGATTCCCTGTTCTTTGATCAGCAAATTGTATTCTGGTTTTGCCAATTCCTAAAATAGATCCGGGTCCACCACCATATTCTACTACAGAATTTCCTTTATTTAAAGAATATCCTTTAGTAAAATTAAAATTATTTTCAGAAAATCCTTCTTCAATTAAACTAGTGAGGGTAACTAAACGATTTTCATCTTGAGACTTAATTATATCCTCATACTTGTTAATTCCTAGTCCTGGGATAAGTCCAGTTGGATCTATACCTTGTTTGTTAAGATGTATTCCAGTAAATCCTATTCCAACTTGAGCTAAAGTAGATAAGGGTGTATAAACACCAGCATTTAAACCACCACCACCATATCCAATACCTTTTGAAGCTTCAGTTTTTGGGGCTACTCTTGATAAAAGATTTTGTTTAGCTATAAATAATAAACCACTAGGTGATTTAGTGCTAAACATATATTTGGTTAACCTAGCAACATCTTCAGCAGCATTTAGAGGAGCACGTATCCCTCCCCTTAATAGGAAATCATTGTCTGCTTGAGTTAGTCTTCCAGGTTCATCAATGATTGGATTTTTAATGTAAGGTTGTCCACTATCACCACCACCAAACCTATCTTTACCAAACTTAAGAGATTTAAGATCAGTTTGTAAGTCAATAAGCCCCATTTAATTATTAGGTTGGAGGGTTATCTAAGTATTTTGGTGGAGTTATTCCATCTAGATCTAGAGTAGATGGGAATGGGTAACCATTTAAGTTTGGAATACCATTTAATGAATATTCATAATGAACATTTGACTGTGGGCTAGCACTAGTCATTTGTGGAGGAGTAGCTCCGTCAAATTCACTTAGATTTGAACCGTCTATATTTAATTTGTCTAATAGTCCCATAATTGTGTTATTTTTGATTATAAATATTGAGGATTATTGAGTTTGGAAAGAACCTAATTTAAGTGCTTCACCTACTTTTTGTCCATCTAATGTTACTGTTCCACCTGATTGGATTACATTAATAAGTTGTTGGAGGAGGGCATTTGTTTGGGTCATGTCTACATTGACAGTTCCTCCTCCACCTCCTTGTGGGGGTGGTGGAGTTTTGGATTTTGATTTATTTTTATCACCCATTAAGTTAGTTCCTACTATCATAGAATCTTCCTTATCAAGTTGAATAGATCCTTTAGGACCACTTACTATAGTCTCTCCACCCGGGCCTATGACACCATCTTTCATTTGGGAGTATACTAAGGCTCCTACCCCGGCTGCTAAAGCTAAACCTACAGCTGCCATTATTGGGTTTGCTACAGCCCATGCAGCAGCAATTCCTATATAGCTAGTAAGCATAGTAGCTAATTTTGGAATAACTTTTACTAATTCTTTCCCAAAAGATGCCATACCTTTTACCATTTTAACACTAATAATAGCTCCAATTCCTGCTATTATAGGATATAAGGTATAGGCATTACTTAAAAGAGAAGCCATTCCATTTAATAAAATACCCAATGGACCATCTACTATAGACACAAATATTTCTTTTAAATGTTCTATAGTTTGGGAGAATTGTTCAGCTGTTGATTGTTGATTGACTAAATTTTCTAGTTGACCCTCTTGTAACATTCTAGAGGCTTCTTCAATTCCATACTTTTCTTTAGCTGCTTCAAAAGCTCTTTGTTCCTCATCATTTAATTGCTGTCCCAAACTAGCTAAAGCTTCTTGTTCAAAAAGCATGTCAGCTAAACTATCTGCTGACATACCAACGGATTTAGCAATAGCCTCCTGTTGGATTCTATTCATGTCTCCAAATTCAGCAGCTGATCCTACTTGATCTTTAATTTCTGAGGATAGAGTAGCTATATCATTATTTAGGGCGGCTGTTCTTGCTTTTTCTAAGTTTATGTTTTTGCCTAGAAGCAATTCAGCTGAGAGTTCATCTTCAATAGATTGTTCAAAATTTAATAATGCCTCTGCAGAAGCAGATACTTTATCTATATCTGCTCCTAATAATTTTGCGTTAACAGCCGCATTAGCTAGTCCATCTGCACCCCCATCAATAGAAAGTTTCATTCTACTTGAGATTTTAGAGATGTCTGCCATTAACTTTTTAGTGTTAAGGGCAACTTTTGATTGAAAAGAAGCTGCTTTGGCTGATCCTTGGAAAGAATTTACTACATCTTCCATAGATTTACCAGTAAGAGCTGAGTATTGGTAGACTCCAACTAATTCTTCATTAGTCATTCCTGCTTGTTCACGTAGTTTGGTAAATGTAGCAAGATTTTCGTTTGAAATCTGTGCTGTAGTACCAAAAGCAGAATTTATAGACATTAAGGATTCACCTAATCGAGCAGATGATAAGGCAGTATCTCCAGATGTAACTGCTACATCTCTAAGAGTTTGGTCTAAATCAAGGGCATTTTCATAACTAATGTTTAAGGATTTTGCCATTTTACCGGCATTTTTATCCATATCCATTAAAGATTTAACCATGAAGGTAAATACCCCCAATATCATATTAGAAGTATTGAGTAGTCCTGAAGCTGCTTGGTTTCCAAGGGTTTTAAAAGCTGCTCCCATTCCTCTAACCCCACTACCAGTTTCTTTGACGGTTTCTTCAGCTGCTTCTAATGCTTCTTTAGTGTCTACTAAATCACCAATTAATGGGATTTTAGACATTCCTCTCAGTAGACCTCCTGTTACTCCAATAGATTTTTCTATTTTCTCTCTTTCCTTAAGTTCTTTTTTGGTTGTAGCTTCTAAAGATTTAAGAGTACTATCATTATCCTCTAATAAACCATTAACATTAGCTAGCATAGCAGCATTTTTAGTATCAGTTGCTAAGTTGCCTGTTTTAGTTTCAAGTTGTTTTCTATTAGATTCTAAATTAGCTTGCTCAGATTTTAATTTAGATTGTAAAGTTTTAAGTTGAGAGGAGGACAAGGTGTTGATTCCTTGTTGATGGTCTCGGAGTTTACCAGCTAAAGAAGTTAGTGAATTTATGGATTTAGCTGAGTTGCCATATGCTTTATTAGTTCTACCTACTTCTTCAGTGATTGCTTTAAAAGAAGATACTAAATCAGCAGCATCTGAGTCCATTAAAGCTATATATTCATTGGCATCTTTTAACCCTTGTTTTAATTGATCTAAATCAGCATTAGCGGCAGGTATATTTTTAAAGGGATTAGTATCTCCTATAGTCTTGTATGCTTTCTCTAAATCAGCTAAAAGTCTTTTTGCTTCTTGTAATTTTTTAGGATCTAAGGCCATTCACCAATGTTTTGTTATAAATATTTAAAGATGGGATTTTTATTTATAACTTGAAGGTTTTTTATATTGTTTACTAGCTTGTAAAAAATCAGGTGTGTTTACTTTACCTGAGGAGTCAACAAGTTTTTTAGAGCCTTTAGTACCTGACTTCATATTTTCTATCTGTTCTTTTTCTTCAGAATAGAAACTACTTATTTTATTGAATGTAAAACGACGAAGCCAAATTGGCATATTATATACACTATACCAATCATAGCCTCCTTTACCATGAAATACTATTTCGTGGATTTGAGTGAAAATTGCTGCTCTAGCTTGGGAAGCATTTTCTGGGGTGATTCCAAATAGGGCTAGTTGGTTTCTTAGTTTTTCATTTGTTTCCATTACTATTATATAAATTTAAAGGTATATCCTTTAGTTTGTTTATATTTTCCTTCACACACCTTTATAATTGAAGAGGGATATATGTTTAAATCTTTTGATGCTTGATTTGCACTTTTATAGATTTTGCCATTTTCTAAACATATTATAGAATATCTAAATCTACTTTTACTCATATTATGTTTATGTTGTTCAGTAAACCTCATACCTTTTCGGGAAGATGAAATATTAGATCTATGAGAGGGGGATTTGGTTTTACCTGTTAAGGATCTTGAAATTTTTTTCTTAGTTTCAATATTACGAGGAGAAGCATTACCCCCATTTTGAATGTTAAGTCCCTTTTTTATAGAATTTAGATGATTAATCCAATATTCTTCTCTTTCATTTAGATGTTTTACAGAGCATTCTTCTATAATTTCAAAAAAATGATTTTCAACTTTATGTTTTTTAAAAGAATTATAAAGTTTGGTTTGATTTTTACAATTATAAAAGGAATAGAACTTAAATCTTTGGAGAATATTTTTACTTTGTCCTATATAAATTTTTCCGGTAGGGGATGTTATTTTATAAATTCCTATTAAGGGAATATTGTTTGAAGTATTTATCATTGTATTATTTTTTAGTGTCAATAATAAATATTACAAAAATGTGGCTTCTCTTTTGAGAAGCCATTCTTTTTAAATTATATATCTTTAAGCATCGGGCCAGAAGAAACTTACACCGATTGGAATGTTTTGTGGAGTGGATGATCCTTCGGGAAAAAAAGTTAAATCAACATCGGGTTGGATTTCTTTTACATATTCTCTTAGGGCTCTTGAGTCCCTAGCTAGCAGGTAATTGTCAACAAATTCTCGAATGTCTTTCTTTTCGGTTTTTCCTTCAACTGAGGTAATTAGATATTTGAGTCTGGTTGTGAGTTCAGGGGAGTTATCTTTGTTGATTTTTTTAAGTCCTTCTAGTTCTCTGTTAATATCCTGCTCATCCTTGTGTGTTAAAAGTTTGAATGTAACGTGGTTACCAGAGTGGGGGAGAGTGAATTCAAAGTTGTTTTTACCGTCTTTAAATAGTTCTTCCTTAAGTGGTTTATTATCTAAAGTTGATAAATCTACTGTGTGGTCTTCTCCTAGTACTGAGAATGAGTATTCTTTACCATATCCTAGAATACGAGCAGCAACCATAATTGCATTTTTATCTCCTATCAATAGATCATCATAGTTGATTTTGGATACAATAAGTGATTTCATCAATTTATCTAGTACAATACCCTTTTGAATATATGATTGGTTTGTAAGGATATCTTCTTCCTTAGCTGTCATATACTTCATTTCAACTGTACCTTTTGCTAATTCGGATCCTTCAGGATAAAGTAAACCTTTAGATGGAAGTTCAATAACTTCAGTAGGTAATTTAAATTCGCTCATAATTTTTATTTGTTATAACTTAATTGTCCTATATAAATATATCGGAATAAAAAAAGCCTACCTAAACTAGGCAAGCTTTTTTAAAAAATTTTTAAAAAGTATTATTAGAAGTTTAATACACAGTAGTCTGGTTGAACTGTCATTTCGATGTTTACAGCAGTACCATCATCATCCCAGTTATAATCTCCAAATGAAGCTTCAGTGATAAGAGCACCTTTAACAACCCATTCAGAAACGATATCTCCAACTGGTCCTAGAACATTAAATGTTAAATCTTTTTTATAGAAATCAGAGTAACCATCTCTACCTGTTACTGATTCGTGGTGTAGACGTACCCATTCCATTACTGCTTGTGCACCTGAAGGTGTGATTGGGTCAAACAATGTGAATGAAATTGTATTCCATGTTGTCTTACCTTTAACATAACGTTGTACGTTAATGTGGTTAAGAGCAACAGAGTTTTGTGTTAATGATACAGCTCCCATTCCTTTTACCATATAAGATGGAATACCATCAATGTATAGGATGAACCTGTTGGTTTGCTTTGGTTCAAAAGCTGTGAAAAATATTTCGTTTGGATCTAATACTGCCATTTTCTATTATATTAATGTTCTAGTTATAAATATTAGCTATTCTAATTTTTAAGCAGGAAATTCAGCTCCTGTTGGTTGTAAAATAAAATCTAGGTTAATAAATTCTGCGGTTCTTGTTGGTTGGATATAAATTTGACCTACTAATTGATTTCTATCAATTACATCAGGTGTATTTAGTGTATCATCCATAATCACCTTAAACGCATATAATCCTTGTTTTTGTTTAATATTTTCAAGATAAGGGTTTACTTGAGACAAGAATTTATTTCTAGTTGTAATAGTGTTTTGTTCAAATACTAAATTATCCGCAAGTTGACCTATAAAGGATTTCAATTCAATTAACAATCTGCGAACATTCACTCTATCAAGTGCTGAAGCACCTTTCTGTAGAGTTTTTTGTCCGAATACTACAATTCCTTTTTTAGGGAAAGTTGCAATTGGGTTAATGTTATTATCATATAGCTCATCTCGGTTTGCTTGAGATAGTTTAGTTTTAGCTCTTAACACAGATCCTAATCCACCTCTATTAATACCTGCTGGTGCGAACCAAGGTGCGGCTACTCTGTCATTATATGCGTATACTCCTCCGATCATAGTTGAAGCAGGTACCCATACGCGTTTACCAGTTTCTGGGTCTTGGATGCGCAACCAAGGCCAATAAGTAGCAGCATATGAAGTATCTCGTGTTTGAGCTTGAGTTACTGCTTCAGCTAAGGTTCCATTATAATCTACCATATCAACTACATAAATATTATCTCCACGTAATTGTGTATTTGTTATAATAGAACTGATTACTCCAGTATGAGTTCCTTCAGAGTTTAGTAGGCCTGGGGTTAATAGGATATTAAATTGGTAATCATCTTTGTTGGAAAGAAGGTTAACCATGTTAGTATAGTTACCTGAGGTTAATCCTTGGGTATCAGTGTTTGAAATATTTTCATAAAAATTAGCTCCTGCTTTTACATCTCCTGTTGCTCCACTAAATGAACCAGATCCATTTTGTGGGATTGAAGCAGTGTAGGCAGAAACTGCTGTTCCTGTATTATCAAAATAGTTTGGGGTAGGAGTTACATTTTTAACTCTTACATATCTTGAGTTGTTAGGGAATGAACCACTAGCAATGTCAACTTGATTCTCTACAGAATTATAAGCAATTACTTGATCCCCAATTACACGTGAAATATAACGTGGAGAATTTGGATCTAAGTTTACATTATTGAATGATTCAAGAACTACTTTACCGTTTGTCTTGTCATTACCTTGTCTAATTAGTACGTTAAATGTACCTGATCCTGTATTTGAGTTTGTAATTTCCCATCTAACATTATCTGCAGATCCAGAAACTAATGATCCATCTGAGTTTAGAGCACCTGAGTTATTCATGATAACTCCTTCAGAAATTGTTTCTAGAGCAAATGAGGATGAGGTTGCATCAATATAATTTGAAATTGTAGTTGATGTAGCAGATGTGTATGATCCTGTTACAACTCGAGCTACTAATAGAGTTTCACCTCCATTATTAAAGTAATTATATGCTGCAATTGAGGTTAAATAAGAGTAAGTATCACTTCCACTTACAAGTGAACCCCCAAATCGGTTTTTATAATCTGAATAAGAGGTTACAACTATAGGAATTTCAACTGGTCCTTTAACTGTTGGTCCTATAATTGCTGCTCCTACTTTGACTGGGAGTGGAGAAATAAAAGTATTATCTATTTCATTAAGTGATACTCCAGGAGATGCTGTGAAGTTTGCCATTTTCTATTAGTGATTTATTTTATTATAAATATTATATTTTTAGTCAAAAGTAACTCCAGTTGATGTTACATTGAAATCTAGTACTATAAATTCAGCTGTTTTTACAGGTTGAATATATATTGCACCTACAAGTTGATTATTATCTATTACAGTAGGGGTATTGTTTGTATCATCCATTACAACTCTATACGAGTATAAACCTTGTCTTTGTTGTACTGAGGCTAGATAAGGGTTTACTTGAGATAAAAAATCATTACGTGTAGCTATTGTGTTTTGTTCAAATACTAAATTATCTGCTACTTGTTTAATGGTATTTTTTAGTTCAATTAATAATCGTCGAACATTCACACGATCAAGAGCACTTTTCTTTTTCTGAAGAGTTTTTTGTCCAAATACTGCTACTCCTGTGTTTGGGAATGTAGCAATAGGGTTAATATTTGCTTGATATAGTGTGTCTCTATTTCCTTGTGTTAAAATTCTTTCAGCTTTAATTACAGTTGATAATATACCCCGATTAATTCCTGCAGGAGCAAACCACGGTTCAGTTGTAGAATCTGTAAAGGCATATATGCTAGGAATCATAGTTGAGGCAGGAACCCAAACTTGTTGTCCTGTATTAGGATCTACAGTTTGAACCCAAGGCCAATAAGTAGCAGCATATGAACTGTTTACTGTGGCAGCTTCTGTTACTACTTCAGTAATGTTAGCATTATAGTCTAACATATCAACTACAGCCATCGTATCTCCTCTTTCTTGACACATTGTTATAAGTGAGGTAACTACAGAGGCATGAGATGCAAAATCTTTAACTAATCCAGGAGCTGTAATATATTTGAATTGGTAAGTATCTTTATTAGAAAGTAGGTTAATAGATTGAACATATTCCGAAGCTACTAAACCTTGAGTACTTGTGTTAGATATGTTTTCATAGTAATTACCTAATGTAGGAAGATTTGTACCTAAAGCACCTCCAAATGAACCACTTCCTGCTACAGGAATTGAAGATGTATATGCTGATACAGGGTTACCAGCATTATCTAAGTAGTTAGGTGTTTTATAAACTACTTCCTTAACTCTAACATATTTGGATTGATTTTGATAGTTACCTGAAAGTTGAAGGTAAGTATCTGATCCATCTGTTGCTATGGTAGTTGTTTGATTACCTATAATTTTTTCAATATAGTTTGGATCTACTGGGTCTAATGATAAATTATCCCATGTTTCTAATACTACGGGAGAATTAGTATCATCATCCCCTCTACGGATTAATAAAGTAAAGGTTCCTGAAGAGGTGTTAGGGGAAATTATTTGCCATCTTACATTATCTGCTGAACCTGAAGGTAAAGACCCATCTGAATTTTCAGGTGAAGTGTTATTCATAAGGGATCCTTCAGATAAAGTTTCTAAGGTAAAAGCATTATCTCCAGTATTAGGGGTTCCACCAGACATTGATCCTGGGAGGAATGATGTTGGGAGGATAAAGGATGAAGGAGCGTCATCATAGAATATTGTAGTTCCATTTAAAGAAGTTCCTGCATCTATTGCTTGAAGAGTAATGTTAGGAGAAGAATATGATGCTGTAACTCCTGTAGAGGATTTTAGTAGGTTTAATCCTGTAACTGCAGCAGCCATATATTCGTCAGTATCAGCTAATGTAGCTACTCCAACAAATTGAGAAACTACGTTTCCACCTCCACCTACAAAGTTTAGCCCAACTGTATTGGGATGTGCACCATAATAGTTAGTTCCAATTAATAAACCAAATCCTTGTAAAGATCCGGTTGCTGAACCTGTAACAATGGTAGATACATCTAATGAAAATGAAGCAGTATTTCCAGGTACAGCTAAAACATTGTTTGTTACGTTACTACTTGTAGCAGGAGTAAAAGATCCACTTGTAACACGGGTTACTAAAAGTGAAGTTCCACCATTATTAAAATAATTGTATGCAGATATAGAAGTAAAATAGGTAAAATTTTGGCTTCCACTAATAAAAGAGGTACCAAACTTGTTTACATATTCAGAATAAGTTGTTACAATTGTAGGTCTTTCAACTGGTCCTTTTACTGTGGGGCCAATTATAGCTGCACCCGCTTCAATAGGTTGTTGAGAAATGAAAGACTGATCGTTTTCATTGGTTACTACTCCAGGAGATAATATTGTTTCGGCCATCTAATGTTTTATTTATAAATATTTAAGAGTTTTATTCTATTCTAGAGAACTCTCCAGTTTCAACATTTAATGAGATATCACCATATTTTTCTTTTAAAGAATTTGTAAAAGATTGTTCTTTTATTTGAGTTTCTTTTAAGAGTTTTTTAGCACTCTCATATCTTTCTTCCATTTGAATTTTGATAATTTCAATTTCCCCCAATTCAAATTGGATACTTTGGAAATCTTGTTGTAAAGAACGTAGATTATCTAATTCTTCTTTAGTTAAAACATTTTTTTCTGTAACAATTGACATAATTTATTTTAATTTATTGGTTAAAAATTTATACAAACAAATATCCAGCAGACCCAGAAACAATAGCTTCAACCGCCCAATATCTATTACTATCCATCCCAATGATCGAGGTAACCATAATTCTATCTCCTACTCTTCCATTTCCATCTCCTGTAGAGATGTATAGGCTTCCAGTACTATATAGAGAACCACCATCAGCACCTATTACACTACCATACATCCTATCACCTGTAGCGCAGCTTAAACGAAAAAAGGCAGTACCCCCAGATGCAGCATCTTCACTTATTATAAATTCATATCTATCACCAAATTGGCTATTACTTAATAATGGGAGAGATAGTCTTATGAAATTTGTGTTGCTGGAGCGTAAATTTATGCTAGTTATGGATCCTGCATATATGTCTAAAGCGGCTAAGGTACTGGCAATTTGGGGATCATTGTTTAAATTATTATATTCTTTAGTAGTGCGGGTTGTACCTAATATAAGACTCCCTGATATATTACCATCAACCGTTAGAGATCCTGAAATTGCTGCTGATCCAGTGTATGGAAAGGATGCTCCCGCATTTAGAGCATATGATGCAGTTATAGCATTTGATGCTGTTACAGCATATGAGGAGGTTAAACTATTTATAACTCCTGGCTCTCCATTTATAGAACCCGTCATATTAAATGATCCTGAAAGGAAAATGTCGTATGCTTCTATTCCTGTAAAAGCATCTATAGATTGAGTTACATGTCCAGGTTCAACTGTTTGTCCGGTTGTAATTCCTGTTTTTGAAAGTATTGCCATTTAATTTTATTATAAATATGTCTTATGTTACTAAAACCCACTCAGACCCATTATAAAAATATAAAGAAATGTTTCCTCTTTCTGCATTTCTTAAGGATGCTAATGATCCAGGTAGAGCAGTTTCAGGTAAACTGTTGAGGGGGGATAGTAACATTACATCTTTTACACTCAAATTCCCTTCAAAACTTCCCGAAAATGATCCTGTGTTATATGTTTCAAAAAATTCATCTACATCATCAAAGTATTCATCTATAAAATCATCTACTATATAAAAATTTGTAGTAGATCTTATAGCTACTTCATTCAAATCATTAAATGATTGAGAGGTTGGATAGAGTCTGTCAGTTTGTTCTTGATTTAAAAATTCTGAGTTGTTGGTTAGTTCGGAAATGTTATTTCCTTCAAATATAGTATCATTAAACGAGGAACGTTTCCAAAGTTTATTGTATTTTTTATCTTGAGGGAAATCAGCCATTTTTTACCATATCTGTTCACTATCCGAGATTGGTTATTTTATTATAAATATGGTTAAATTCCAAATCTAGTTTTAGTTGCATTAAAATTGGTTGACACCTCAGATGCATCTAAACCTTTAGTATAAAAATAGCATGCACCTATTTTACCATTTAAGTATGAAATTAACCCTAAACCTGTGAGAGGTGGTGTTAAATAACCTAATGTTAAGTTGTTTGATTCACTGTATCCATCTGTTCCATGTGCTGTGCTAACATACTCAGTCTCATTAACATATATCTTGGTTGTATTAGCAGTTGCCGTTATTCGAGATATAAAGGTAAATAGATACCATGTATCAATGTTAACCGTTAATGTAGAGGCAGTTGTCTTGGATGTACCAGTACCGTTTGTTGCTATAACAGCATTTCCAGATGAATTTATACCACCCCACCAACCATCAAATACAAAATTAGCAGATAGTTTTCCAAAGACAATCATGCGGTTTGTTGAGGTAGGTAAAGCATCAAATTTTACCCATGCTTGTAAAGTTCGTTGAGTTGTGGTATTTAAGCTTAAACTTGAATTATGAGTAATTGTCATGGTATCATTTATACCATCAAAATCAAATATTCCCCCATCTGTAGATAACCAAGTTGCTCCATTTATAGTTGCATTGTTTCCGTTAACGGTTTCATCTTGCCATGCACCACTAACATAGTTGGAAGCATCTAGTTTCATGAATAGATTATCTGTAACAATAGGGGGAGCAGGTGGGGTTATTGTAGGTGGTGTACCTATAATGTTTCCTCCTCTTATTGTTATATATCTACCTGAGATGCTCATTTATGGGTTTAGTTCGGTTTGTTGTGTTTCTAACCAATCTAGATATTCTTGTGGTGCGGTATCGTGCCATTGCCATCCATCGATACTTTCTCTATTACCTATTCGTTCTAGGGTATATGTTCTGTGATACACAAAATTAGGTGCATACCACCATTCTGTTTCTGTTTGCTTATAAAACCCTGATGTATCTTCCATATCTATAATTATTTTTTATCCTGTTATTGTCCAACCTTTATTTAGTGCTATGTCTCGTTCAGCAGGTGTTAAGTTGGATGATGCAGGTGTATTAGAAATATTGATATTTGCTGCTGGTAATCCTAATGTAATCAAATCAGCTAAATCATTAAATACTGTTACCATTTCTGGGGCTTCTATAGCAGTACTTGTTATTATAAAACTAATTTTTATATTAGGTACTCTTAAGCGTCTAAGCATAGTACAACCTGCGAACATTGAACTAGTGTTTGTAATACCAGAACAGTCACCTAATGATATTTCTTCAATTAATATGCAGTTAACAAATGTTGAGTTTGCTAATCCAGTTATAATAGAACTACTTAAATCTATTTTTTTTAATGAGAAACACTCACTAAACATAGAAGTCATCGCTGTTATATTTGTTGGTTGATTAATAAAATTAATTTCTTCAATTTCATAACACCTACTAAACATAGAAGTAACATTTCCTAAATTAGAACCTAGTATACTAATTTTTTTTAGTGTTCTAGCATCTAAAAACATATTAGCAGCAGTAGTTGCAGAATTAATATTTAAAGTATTTGTCTCCCCTATCTTCTCGAGGCTATTGCATGCCTGAAACAGGGCAGTTGTATTTTGTGTAGCCGATATATCAATTTCGTTTATTGATTTAAGCTTAGGGCAATTGTTAAAGGTACTAGATGAGTTTGTCACATTAGGTACTATTACTTTATCTACTTCCTCTAAATTAACACAACTAGCTAATGTAGATGACAAACTATCCGCTGAGGTGGAGGATATTGTACCTATCTTTTTTAGATTATGTGATGAAGCGAATGTGGATGCGAACTGTGTGGTGGTATTGTTTATTAAGCTTATAGGTTCGTTATTACTTGTCCTAAAATCACCTCTTGAAGTTTGGAATGTTGATTGAAAATTACCTACATTAACACCATCAATATCCCAATCAAATATCCGTAATCTCAGTAAACGTTGAAATATACTATTTGGGTTTGTTAAATTATTATTTAATATTCTTAAACGCTCTATAAATATTGAAAGTCGTTGTGATGATATATTGAGTGTAGACATAGTAGAACAATCCATTACTACATCTAACCATCCAGTAGGTTTACTTGCATAACCAAACGTACTCTGTCTATCACATAAGATACCTGTAGTTGTAGTAGCAAATTGTATGTTAATAACTACCATCTTATAATTACCCCAATCTTCATCAACTAATACTGGACCTGGTAATGAGGAATAGTCATAAAATTTGCTGTAGAATACAAGATTGCTAGCTGTTTGTGTTGTACCATCACCATAATCAACTTCACTTACATTACCTCCGCCTATTTGATAATAGAACCAATGTGTACTTGGTATATCTTCATACACCGCCCATAAACCACTAAACTTATTATCTCCTGGTTGTACATCATCAAGTGGTAACCAATCTGGATTTCTTATCCAAGGTTCATCAGTGGGTTGTGGTATAGTACTACTCAATTTACCACCAGTTATATTTACATTTTTTAATACTAATCCCATAAATCTACAATATATTTAATGCTGTTTTAACTTGCCATCCCGTTGTTAAAGATGCGGATACCGCTATTTGTGCTACACTTCCTGTCATTATAACATCAAATGCAATTTGAGATGTATCTCCAATATCTGAGGTTGATGTTTCAGTGTAGCTAGCTGTTCCAGAGTTCCATACCGACATTATCTGACCAGCAGCGGCATTGGAAGCAGATGTTACTGTGTAGTTTATGAATGCTCCTGTGTACGATCCAGTTTCTATGTTATAGATAGTTTGGTAACTTGCAGTTGCCGTAATTGTGAGATACTGTGTTGCAAATATAGAGGAAGATACACCATATATGATTTCTGCATCGTTGTTTATCTCAAATATAGAATTTGAAGCAGTATCGTAGATTTGAAGTAGTGAACCGGTTGTGGAGTTTTCCACTACAAATAATTGTCCTGCTGAACCTGATACTATGAGTAATGGTTGATTTGGATCATCTTGGTCTGTTACAGATAATAGCTCACCTATGCTTCCGGTTACTAGGAATAGTGGTTGAGCTGAACCTGAACCTTGTACTGTTAAGGTACCCGATCCGGTAGTGTATAATGTTGTTTGACCTGCTACTTTGAATGAGCCGGTTATCTCTACATCGCTTTGACGTGTGATTGGGTTTGATCCTGACCATTTAGAAGATACTATTCCGGTTAGTTGAGATCCATCACCTGTAAATGAACCAGAAAAGGATCCAGAAAATATTCCATTACCTGATGAAGCAAATGATGCACTAGTAGCGTTTAATGGGGTTCCATTTTGCCATATACCAGAATCATATATTAATGCTTCTCCATTAGTAGGTCCGGTGATAGAGACATCTGTTAAGTCATCTAAATTAGATATAGCTACACCACCTCCACTGCCTTGACCAGAGCCACGGAATAAACCTGCAGGTACTATTTTATTATCTGTAGCTGTTATGTCGGTTCCGTTGCTTTTTAATACAAGAAATCCAATGAATGTTGTAAAATCAAATGTATCTCCTTCTGTGAATGGATCTGTTGATAGGTCTGCAACTGCAGTTAAAAAATCAGGGTATATTGTTTGACCAAAATAAACATATAACACACCCGTTTTCGGATCAGAATATACACGTTGGATTGTCCAATCATTGTTTGAAACAGAACCAGTAACACCAGTTCCGGGATCATAGAATCCAGGTTTTAATTGAGTGTATAAATTACCTCCGTTTGTATCAAATCTTACTCCCGACCCCGATCTATACACATAAGCCATACTAGCGGTTGCTTGAGCTGGGGTTGTGATTTGGGAGGGTAATTCAGGATCTTCCTCATAAAAACCACCATGAATAAAAGATGTACCGCTGCCTACAGATAATCGAAGAGTTCCAGGTTGTCCTGTCAACCCATATCCAGATATTTTTAAAGGTCCAAATGCATCAACAAAACTAGATATTTGTGCGATTTGATCGTATGCTGTTTGAACTTGGCCTCCGAATGCAGACACTTGTGTGTAATCAAAATGTCCTACTGCCCCCAATGGTATATAATCGTGGTACTGTTCATTTGTAAATCGAGTGGATTGTTGTTGCAAAGCCCCGGTATTGTCAATATATAGGTAAGTTACTTGCTGTGTTGCAATGTTTGTGATACTTTGAGTAATTGCATTCCATGTAACGTATTCTACAATAGGAGATATTTCAGATCCTGTGGTTGCATTGTGATTTACAATAATTCCTGATCCAGGAGATACAAACACATCTGCACCACTGTATGTTACAACGCCTCCATACAATAAACCAGTATTTAAGATGCCTTCAACCCACTTCCATTTTATTAGATTACCATTTTGGCGGATGTATAAGTCATATCCTAAAGATGTATTTGATGCACTTTGAAATAAAGCAGTTGTATCTAAATCTAAACCTGATGGGTCTGGGTCTTGGGTTGGGTCTAGTTTTATACTACCAGTTATGGTAAAAGGTCCTTCTAAATTTAAACTCCCGGTTATTTCTGCCGAGCCTGTGTAGGGGAAAGCATCTAACCCGGTTAAGCCACTACCATCTCCAAAAAATGATCCTGAAAATGATCCTGAAATGGAGTATGAGCCTGATCGGAGTTGTTCTGGTTTGATTAATGCCATTATTAACTATTAAATTTTCCTATTGCTATTACTTCATCTGTTGGGCTAAAACTATATCCTAGCTCTACAGGATCTATTACTAGAGTTGTAACTCCCCCACTTTCAGTGAAAGAAACAATAGCTGCTCCTTCTATTAATGCACCATTGACAAATATGCTAAAGTTATTTACAGAGGTTGAAGGTAGACCATTTGGTGCTGTTAACCAACCGCTTGGGAATGTAACAGTAGTTGAATTTACATATGTACCTTCTTTTTGGATATTAGTGTTTAAGTAAATTATCACATTTGTATTGATACCATTTCCACCACTAGTTGAAGTTGTTGCAAATTGTGTCACTGATTTTGGTTTGGAAGATGAAACATATTCTAGTCCTGAAGTGGTTTCGATTCCAAAAGTTACTTTAGATTTACTATTGTATTTTTTAATAGATTTTAAATCTTTTTGTATTATATCTGGAACAATATATCCATGAACTTTCAAATTAAAATTACTTCTTACAACTCTATTTTGTCCTTGGTTAAGTTCAGTGATGGTATTAAAACTGTCAATCATCGCCTTAAATTGAAAACGTTCCGGGTTACCCCAATAAGAGTCAGACGCGTAGTTTATCGCCTCTATGATTTTATTTAATTGTTCTATATAGTAGGTTTGTACAATAAAACTATAGGTTAATGTAACATAGTCAGGAACAACATTAGCTATAAACTGTTTTGTAGGAACTCTGTTATTTAATATATCAAAGTTAGAGTAAAAATTTTTTGGGTTATATGCTTTTTGCCAAGCTGTATAAAGGTGAGGATTGTTAGCATCTAGTTTATTAGCTATAGAACGATTTTTATCCATACTATCACGTTTAAACATAATAATAGGAGACATGATTTTACCTTTTTTATCTCGATAAAATCCATCTTTTTGGATAGTTTTAAACCTTTCAGGAGAACCATAAACTAAAGGTACAGCTATTCTTTCACCATTTTGTATAACTGTAGGTTTGATTACATTTTCAAAATAGTATAAAATAGCTTCATCTACATCTTGTATGTTTACTGAAAATTGTTTATATGTGTCATTTTTAGATGAGAGTTCTTCAGATCTATTAAAATCAACTCCACGTTGGGTATCAGGAGTAAACTGTCTAAAATCTTGAGGTTCATTAGGATTACCACGAGTTTCTCCCGTTTCAGGATTAACATAGGGGTTAATCTGATCATTCATTATCTCTTTTTGAGATTTGGGTACGGGTTTTCTGTGGTTAGGCATTATATACGTTCTTTAGTTATTTGTACCTTATCAGCAGGTACGTAGAATGTTTGACAAATGATTGACAAGCTAGTACCAAAATTTTCTAGTCCTGGGTTTAGTGGGTTTGGTTCGTAAGGGTAGTCAGGATTTTTACCTGTTATAAAGCGGTTAGTATTGGTGGTATGAACTTCATAATACCCTTCATTGTACATTATAATATCTCCAACTTCAGGAACAAGATTAGCATCTACTAAATCATCTCTTAAAAATTTAAAATCAATTCCCCATTGAAAATCTACACCTACTATGTCATCTGCAGGGAATTCTTGTTCTGATCTTTGAATTCGTGCAAAAAGTATTACGGGTTCAAAATAATATCTTGACCCTGCAGCTTCACCATACATGTTTACTTTAGTTTCATTTAACTTTAACTTATAGTAAACACATTGTTGAGACATAATGTTACCCATTAACTCTCGGTTAACTTTTCTAAACAATGATATATCTCTTTGTGATCCGAAAAGTGCCATATTATCCTATATAAATTGTATATGGTACGTAATTTAACTCTTTTTGCAAATATTCAGATTCTGATGCTCTGTTTTCTAAAAGTTTTTTTCTAGAGGTTTCATCAAAATACGCTCTCAATCTTTCTATAAGAGCATCTTTAGTATCTTTTGCTGAAGATAGTAGATCAGGGGCATTTAAAGTTAATTTCTCGTTTGGATCAGGAATTTCATTTCCATATTTACCTCGTACATATCCTAATATTTCTTTAGCAATGGCTAATGCATATTCAAAAATCCATTGTCTACCTATAGAATTAATTTGAGAATATATAGGATTAGTATACGGTACTTGAGAAATGTTTGTAATAACATCTACTCCACCTGTATCTACATAAGGATTATTTCTATCTGATTTTTTAATATATTGGACCCAAAGTTTATCCATAGCAGGGCCTGGGATGGGGAATATTTTTAGATTGTTATGTATAAGCTCAAATGAATATTGTGATCTACGGATTTGGTCGTTGAACTCAATAGCTTGAATTTTTTGCAAATCATAATTTATAGGCATCATTAAAAAGTTGATGGCAGGTGAATATCCACCAAAACCAAAACTATCTAACATTTGCATCATCCCCGTACCTGTACCAGCATATGGATCAAAATATCTTACAATTGCGGGAGGTGCTTCGTAAAAAACTCTTTTAATTTCTAGATCTCCAGGGGCTACTCCTTCCTGAGCTGCAAAATTCTCTAAATTATAATTTTGTACTCCTTGAATAAGATCAATAGATCCTGAATACCATGTGACATTTCCTCCAACACCTGCTTCTACTCCATATTGATCTGCTAATCTGATTATAGTTGCAAGATTGGGTTGAGGCAAAGAATTGTTAGCTGAGGCTATGGTTTGTGGAGCACCTTGAAAGGATAAGAAATTTTGTGCTGCTTGATAAGCAAAAAGTTCATTACCATATGTTGTAACAGCCTCTTCAAAAGCAGCATAAAAGTTTAAATCTTGTAATTCTATTTCTACAATAGGATATCCCATCCTTCTTGAAGCAAATATAGCAAATTTATCTATGTCTTGCTGGAATTGAAGATCATTATCGTAAAATCCAAATGGAGTTTCTCCAGGTTGGAAAGAACTTGAGCCGGGCCAAATAGGTACATTCATAGTATTATGCGTTTACAAGTGTATATTCAATATCTACACTACTACTTATAGCGTAAATTTTTACAGCCTCTATATCATCACCAAAACTACCATCAAAGTTACTAGAAGTAACATTTGAACTTACTATAAATACTGAATTTGTGGGGGTTAATTCTTGAGTAAAATTTCCTTGTGACCCACTAATTGTTACTGCTACACTATAGGTATCATCTAAGTTAGTAATCCTAACATATTGAAGACTACCTGAAGGGAATGTTCCTGCTCCAGGGTTAATTCCATCTAAATTAAATAAATCAATAGATGTAGTGTTTGGGCAAGTTACAATTCGGTGATCAATGTTTTTAACTCCAGTAATTGTACGAGTTACTTCATTTTTAATAACACTATTACGAATAATGTGTTCTTCTGTTATTTTTATATTAAAAGAGGTAGCAGTTAATGTAGAAGCCATATCAATATTTTGTTATAAATATTGTTAACTTCTGAATGACTTATAAACTTCTAATATAGGTTCAACAATTTCGTGTCTATGATTTTTTTCTAAAGTTATAACTTTAATTCCTGGAATGTCAGCCATGTGCTTAGCCATAAAATCAAATCCTGATTCTTTCTTGTTTTTAAGGTCAATTTGGGCACTATCTCCACAAAATATTACTTTAGATCCCTTGCATATACGGGTTAAGATTAGCTCAGTCTGTACATCTGTTAGATTCTGTGATTCATCAACAACTACTAAACAATCTGTGAAGTTCCTCCCTCTCATAAAAGATACAGGTACTATTTCTATTTTACCCTCTGTGATAAGTTTTTCGATTTTTTCCTTATCATATAATCTATGCATATTTTCGTATACTGGAGCTGTAAAAGGGGCTAATTTTTCATCTATACCCCCTGGAAGATATCCTATATCTTGTCCTGCTACTACTGTGGGTCGAGTGATGATTACTTTTTCAATTTCTCTTGTGAAGAGTAAATCTAGGGCTATATTTGCTGCTAATAAAGATTTACCTGATCCTGCTTTACCTTTTAATATAGTTACGGTATTATGGAGTATTTGATCTTTTGCAATTTTTTGTTCCTCGTTTAAGGTGAGTTTAAATTTGATTGGGGTTTTTGGTTTCCCTTTTCTTTTAAAAACCTCCTGTGCTTCAGCACTTCTATTATAATCTGTCATATAACGTTTTTGATTATAAATATATAAAAAAAGCCTAGCTTTCGCTAGGCTCTTTTAACTTTTATTAGTTGTTTCTATTAGATAGAAGCCAAGTCGCTCACGAAGATACGACCGTAGAATTCCGGACGGATCATTTTCTTAGCGTAACGAGTCAATAGACCTTTACGTGGTGTAAATGTATCTGGATCGTATACTAGTGGAGTCATGATCAATGGAATGTATGGAGCAAATACAGCACCTGTTTCAAGGAACTGAGATCCTCTATAACCCATCAAAATAACGTTCTCAGTCATATAAGGGTTCTTATAAACTGTGAAACGGTTATTTAACTGACCTGATTTTTGGATACCAAATGCGTAAGACATTTTAGTTGCTTCACCATCTGATGTTGATGCGAATCCAGGGATTGATTCAAGGATTGTTGCAACTGTAGGAGAAACTACCATAAAGTTTGCACCTCCACGTAGAGTTTTCTGGTGGATTTTGTTTGAAACTTTTTGCATTTTTGTTCCTAGAGTTTGGAACCACTGACCTTGTGTGTTGTAGAATCCTAGATCATCAAATCCTGTTTTAGCAGAGTTCAATGAACGGTTATTAACAGCTGACCAGTACTCATCTGCTGCAGAAGCATCTTGGATCAACATATCAAGGTTTTCAAGATCAATCTCTAATGAGATATACTCGCTCATGATAGATGTCAATTCTGCTTCAGCATCAAGTGATTGGTAAGCGTTAAGGTCTTGAGCGAACTCAGGAGTCCATTGTGCTTTCAATTTACGTGTTTTAGCAACGATTGCTTCAGATTTCAATTTAACATTGATTTCTGGGATAGCAAGTTGATCAGCTGAAGTTGAGTTAGCATTTGGGTAACCAGCACCTGATGCATCTTCAAAGTCACCACGGTTGTTATCTGTTGGTTGAACGTTGTAAGTTACATAGAATGGCTCACTCAAATCAGCGAATGAAGCTGAGGATACTTGGTGAATGAAAGTTACAGTTCCGGTAGCTTCATTAACTGAAGTGTATTGAGGTAAGATAGTTGAAGTAGTAGCAATTGAAGCTGAAGTAGCTGTGAAAGCACGAACACCTTTGAAGTCTGGGTTAGTTGCACCAGATCCAGTAAGGGAACTCATATTAATTGATACTGCAGAATAAGTAACACCTGCAGCAATTGAAGATGAAAGTTCAGCAGTATAGTCAACCTGAGCCCAAGTTGCTTTTGTAATAGTACCTGTTAAAGAAGCTGATTTTTGGTTGATTGAGTAACCAAATCGTCCTGCACCATAAAGACCACCACTAGCATCTGCAGAGGCACCTGGGTTAGTGTTACCATACATTGAAGCAGGAGAAGAATAAGGATTACCACCTGGGCCAAAATTTAATTGTTTAGCATCTCCATATTGGAAATCCAAAAAGAATACTAGACCTGAAGGAAGGTTCATTGGTTGTACTGACATGAATTCTTTAGTTGAAAGAGATCCAAATACTTTACGTACCAATGGAAGAGCAACTCCTGCCCATTGTGCACCATTTCCTACAGAAAAAGTACCACCACCTTGATCAGTAGCAGATGCTTCAGTTACTAATTGTTTTGCTTGGTTTTCAAGGATCAAGGCCATGTTGTTTTTATCGATCTCTGTAGAAAGACCTTCCAACAAACCTGTTTTTCCCCACTTGCTCGCGATACGAGCACCTTCGTTCTGCATGTTTCTCCAACCGCTAGCAGAACTTTCTAAAAGTGAATTTAAGTTTGACATTTTGTTTTTTGTTTTTAAGTTTTAAAATTAATGTTTTGTACTGTAGAACGCTAATTCTCTCATACGAGCGAATTGATCATTAGCTTCAATTATAGGTTTTTTAGTTGTACCCATTGCTTTTGATGCACTTCCTAAGTTTTCAGAAATTGGTCTTTTGTTTGTGTTAATTCCTTCATTTAGGGTTTCATAAACAAGTTTAACTTCTTTAACAGTAGTAGCTTTATCAAAAGTTTCAAGTACTTTTACTTTTTGACTTTCTGTCAAGTTTTTACCTTTGAAGATTTTGTTTGTATAAAGCAATTTAGCATTTAACAAATTAACTTCATTTAATTCGGAACGAAGAGTTTGAATTGTTTTGTGAGCTTCAGAAAGTTCTTTTTGAAGATTTTCAAAAGTAGATGCCTGTGCTGCTCCTTTAGCTTCGGACCCAGGAGTATAAACTAATTTACCTCCTTTAATCTCAACTCTTCCAGTACCACCATCTTCTTCAGCTGCTTTAACTATAGTATTAATATCAGCTTCTGTAGGTTCTGTAAAAGATTCAATCTTTCCGGATGCTGCTAGTTTTTTACCTGCGGCAACTTTTGCAGGGATTTCTTTTTTCAAATCTTCAATTCTTCCTGAGGAGCCAAATCGGTTTACTGCCTTAACGATTTTATCCATAAGGCCTTCTTCCATCATTTCCTCTTCTTCATCCATAGAATCAATTTCAGCAAGAAGTTCATCGATATTTACTTCTTCATCTTCTTCTTCCATTTCATCTTCCATTTCTTCATCTTCCATTTCCTCGCCTTCTTCACTTTCACCAGCTTCTAATTCACCAGCTTCGATCATATCAGCGATTACATCTTCGATGAATGATTTTAAATCTTCTTCAGACATATCTTCCAAATCTAGTGATTCTGCTTCTTCTTCATCCATCATGTCTTCTTCAGCTTCTTCAGCCTCATACATCATGTCATCATCTTCAGCTTCTTCTAGTTCTGCAAGAAGTTCATCAAGATCTAACTCTTCAGTAGTTTCTTCCTCATCAAGAGCTTTTTCTTCCATATCACTGAATCCTTCAGTAGCATCGGAAGACATTTTGCCAAATCCTGCTTCTTCTAAATCTTCTTCTTCCATTTCTTGAAGTTTAGTAGCAAGCATAGATTTTAGTTGAGGTGTGAAAGCTTCTTCAAGAGCTGCTTTTGCATTTGCTATAGCCATTTCTTTTACAGCTTTAGCTTCTGCGATTGCTTCTTTAAGCAAATCTCTGTTTGTAGCCATTTTTCCTAAAATTATGTTTTTGTTTGGGAAATACGTTTATTAAAGAAACGTAATAGAAATTAATTAATAGTCATGCTATATATAGATTGGATAGCATATTCGGTTTATACATATGTGGGGATTTTTCAAAATGCAAAAGAAAAAAAAAAGGTTGAACAAAAGTTCAACCTTGGCCAAAGTGATAAAACACTAAGGGGTGTTAAAATATAGGACAACTACCTTGAGAACAAAGAATATCCGTTATTACTTTTTGAACATTTAAATAGGGGTTTGGGAGATTTGAATAATCAATTCCTTCTTTAAGTGGAGACATCCATGATCCGGGGTTGGATGGTGTAGAAACGAAGTCCCAACATAATAGATCAAAATCATCTTGTACCTCTAGTATTCCATTTACTTCTTTCAATGAACCCATACCACGTGAGGATACACCTACTTTAATTCCACTATCAAGTAAAGCTTTAAGTATGTTTCCTGAGGGAGTGGGTAGAATTTCTATTTTACCCATTATGTTATCTCCATTCCACCATAACTCAGCTATATTGTGTGATACATTTTTAAGGTTAATTATAGAGGATTCAGGGTGATCAAGTTCTCCTAGAGCGCGCTTTTCTTTTACAGACTCCATATACTTATCTATCTCGCGTTCCCACAAATCTTTTTTATAATATCTCCCATTACCATTTTTAACCTCAGCTGTGGCTAAAATTCCTTCAACAATGGGATTACCACGTTCTGAGGTTTTTCCTTCGGTTAAGGGAGATAAAGTGGAAATGAAATTTTGAGTCTCTATTAATACTTGCTTACTCATATTTTTATCCTTCGTATTTTCCTTTTAAATCCTGGTATAACATTTCTTTAAATTCAGGGAAATCTTTAACTATTGCCTCAATTTCTTCTCCACCTTCATATCTTTCTTCTGCTTCTTCTTTAGCATCAAGATATTCTTTAGATGGTTCTTCTTCAAAGAGTTCTGTTTTAGAAATATCATCAACTGTTTTTTTTATATCCTCTAAGTCTTTCTTCATCTGGTCTGTATCTGCTACATCCCCATCTGCCTCGTTTATAGGATTTTCATCTATTACTTGTTTTTTTTTCTTCCCAGTATATTTTTCATATATTTTAAGAACTTTATCTTTATACTTTTCAAGAAGTTTAACTTCTTTTTGAAGTTCTTTTATTGCTTTTCTGTCAACCAATTCTTTCATTTCTTCACTTTCCTCAATTGAGTTTAGTCGTGAATTTTTTTCCTCGATTGCTTTATCTAAAGCTTCCATTTTAGTTGTGAGTTCAGCTAATTTAGATGCCTTTTCTATCTCTTTAATAGTTTTTTGGTATTTTTTATTTTCTGAGATGAGTTCTTGTTTGATCATTGAGTTGATCACTTTACGAAGTTTTTGTTCTTCTAAATTTCCTTCAAGTCCTTCTTTCAAAGTACCATACCCGCTTGATTTATATGGTCCTTTTGGTTCTTTTGGTTCACCAAGTCCAGGTACATCCATTTCAACACCTACACCTTTTTCACCAAACATTCCATTTTTAGTATAGTAGATTGGATCTTTAGCTAGATTTTTAAGAACAATATCACGTAGTTGTTCTTCGGTTTTATCAGCATTTTTAGGATCTTTCATTTCACAGTAATACCCTTTCATAATCTCACCAAAGATTTGATTATCAGGGTTTTTCTTATCTGTACGATCAAAGTTATTTTTAAGTTTATCTTCTACTTGTTGGGAAACCTTTTTGATCTCAGCATTAGGATCTTTAATGTCCTTTTTATTAGCTTCTTCTAGAAATTTTTCAAATGCTTTCTCATATGATTCTTTTTCACGTGAGATAGTATTAATTGGTTCTATACCAACTAAATTTTCACTAATAACGTTTTTATCCTTTAGGATATTAGATGCTTCTTCAAATGTAGCAGCATTACGAATATAGTTAGGAAACATTTGTTTTGCTTCCTTTAAAAATACATCTTTGTGTCCTTTACCTTCTTTAATTAGTTTATACTGGTCTTGTAAGGTTTTCATTCTGTTTCTCCTTTAAGTAGTTGTTTTATGTCTTTAATATAATCCAAAATCAAATCTGTTGATCTAACAATAGCATATGATCCTGGGTTTTCATTGTAATATTCTATAGTGGAATTTTTAGCGTTTGAAATTAGTGGGGATAACGTGTTAAGTTCATCTTCAATTTTATCAAACATGTTGATTCTCTCTTGTTGAAAATCCTTAGCTTCCCCCTCGTATAATTTTTTAACTTCTAAACCTGATCCTTTTATTTTTTTAGGGACAGGTTTCCACCCTAGCTTATAATAATAAATATTTTTAGCTCCTTTAGAGTTGGTATTTTTATTAAATGCTTTTGGAGTAGCATATTGTGCCCCTTCTCCAGGAGTAAAAGAAGCTCCACCCTGTGAGGTAGAGGATTGTTCTTTTAAATCACTATATTTTTTAAGTAACCTTGCAAAACGATTTCTTAATGATTTTCCTAATTTTAAAAGAACTTCAGATTCATTTGATTGGACTCTTTGTTGTACTTTTTCTAATTTTTTAACAATATTATCTATATCGTTGTATAATGATTTTAGATTAGGTTGATAGTCTACAATCCAGGTAGTAGTCTGATGTTCAGGATCTTCACCAGTTTTATAAGTAATGAAATCCTCAGCTTCTTTTAAAGCATTAAATACTTCTAATATATTTTCTTTAAGCTGATGCATTTGCTAATTCTAATTCATTTACTAAATCACAATATTGAAGAAGATCAACTAAATTACTGTCTGTTACTTTATTAGTAATTTTATTAGGGTCTAGTAAAGATATTACCTCATCTAACTTTATTTTAGTAACTTTATCTTTAGTTTTTTTATTTAATTCCGTAAGTTCTTTTTTAAGTTCAGTAGTTTTAGAAATATAAAACTCTTTTAAACGTGGTTTATTATCTATAGAATAAATAAGTTCCTTTAAAATTTCTTTTTGGGGTTGAGAAAAATTTTCATATTTAGTATTAAACTTTTCAAGGAGAATTCTATATGTTAACATTTTAACATCCTTATCTTCTTTTTTAAGTTCTTCTAGAACACTATTACGAACGTTATTTTCTTTTATTTGAGCAGCAGTTAAATGTTCAAGAATAGTCATCTTGTTTGTGATGATATATTCTGGATTTACTGGTTTGTCATGGTTGTATATTTCAAGCAAGGTATAAAAGGCTGCTTGGATTTTGTAGTGGGGAAGTTTGTGGTTAAAGAATTCAACTAAATCATAGTGTTCTTTAAGCTCATTGATCAAATTATACTTCTGTTTACGAATTAATCTTCTATTAAGAGTTTTAGAAGATTCAACTAAAGTATTAATTATAATATCAGCTTTGGTTTCTGTTAAACTAGTCTTATTTAGTAGGGTCTCATAAAGCTTATACTCTTTCCCTAACTCAGTTTTAACAAAGTATTTTTTAAGAAGACTTTTAACGGGAGAATCTTTACCTTCTAAAGTATCAGAGGTAATTTGTCTTACCAAAAGTTCAAATAGTATTCCCGTATTTTTGTACTTGGAATGTTTAATTTTCATTCTTTCGTAATGTTATTTATTTATAAATATATAAAAAGGTATTACTCACGTATTTGATCTTCATCTAATAATGATCCTTTTCCTTCACTTGATTCAAATACTAATTTTTTTGAATTTATAGGCATTTTTTCAAGCATTGTTTTTTCTTTAAGAGATAATGGAGATCCACCTTTATATTGGGGTTTTATTGAATCGGATGAATCATTATCTTTTTTCATTCCAAGATTTCCTAATCTATCTTTACCAAAAGCATTATCTTGAGAATTTTTGTTGGTTACTTTTTCAACAGGTCTGCCCAATGGTTTTTTCTCATCCGTATCATATCCATCGGGAACGTTACCAGGACTAGAGTACATTCTTTCTTTACCATATAACGTAGCTAAATCGTGTGGAGTACCATATGATTTACCAGTTTCCAATGGATCGTTTCCTTCATTTTCTATCTGAGTTAATCTGAATCTACGTTTGGCATCTTCTCTGATTAGGTCTCTATATTCATCATACTGGTCTTCGCTTAAATGGAATATGTTATCATATATCCAATCAGTAGGGAATAGTTTTTGTTCTACCATTTGGCTAGCTAGGTCCATTTTTTCTTTCATTAAAGCTATTCTTTCTTGATCATATATGATTGAAGGAGTAGTTAAAGAAAGTTCAAAGTTTGAAAGATTTTCATCTTTATAACCTTGAGCATATAAATGGACAAGAGCTATTTTATTAAGTTCAGATACTATAATTCTTTGGATACGTTCTATAGTACGAGCAAATCTAATATCTTCAGCAGCTAATGTAGCTTTACCTGTTAAATCTTTCTCATAACCCAAAAAGGCTTTTGGTATTTTAAGTGCAGCAAATAGTTTATCTCTTAAATATTCTACATCTTGTATTCCATCGTATTGTAAACCTCCTAAGGTATCAATTTGGGTTGCTTGATCATTGCCCCTAACTGGGATATAAAAGTCCTCTAGGAGATTCTGCATGTTGTATCTTAAATTGTAATCTCCAGTTTGTTGGTCAATGTAAGGGGTACGTTTCATTTTAGAGATAGTCTTTTGCATGAAGTTTTCTACTTCAGCAGGAGCTATATTACCAACATTAATTTTAAAGATACGTTTCTCTGGTGCTCTTACTATTCTATGAATTAACATAGCATCTTCCATTAGGGTATACTGTTTAAACAGTTTTCGAGCAGGTTCTATATAACTTCTTCCATATGGTAAAAAGTTTGTATCTGTTAATAAACGGAAATGAGCCATTTCATAGTTATCAAACAATATAGAATTAGCTTGATTGGCAGAATTAGGAACATCATAGTAGCCATAACTAGAGGCAGATACTCCATCAGGATCAAATCTAAATCTTACAGATGCTGGGTTTTCTCTATCATATCCTTCTTGTCTCTCAATATGGTATGCAGTATAAGGGATAATATTATATACCCCAAATTTTTCAGCGATTTCTAGTTTAAGAAAGAAATCACCGTATTTACACATATTACGAACCCAAGGCCAAAGATTAAATTCTATATTTAAAACATCATAAAAGAGATTATATAATATTTTTTGTATATTTTCATCTGTTGATCTAATAGATAATACCTCACCCATATCATTTTTAAGAGTAGATTCATCCGCTAAAATATCAAGTGCTGATGCAATAATAGCATCTGTATCCATAGCATCATATTCTGAATATAGTTGAGGGCGTAGAGTTTGGTAATTGAATGAATTTTGGTATCCATAAAGAGAGGTACTAGAATTAGTATATAAACGGTTATACCTATCTATTAATGAGTTAGTTTGAAATTCCCCCGATTGTTGGATGGTATTTACATCTAGTACTTTTAATTGGTCTCCTCCAGTATTTCTAATGATAACATCTGTAGAGAATAAACGTTGCAATCGTGAAAATAAGCCTTTATCTGCCATTTATTTAATTTATATAGTTATAAATATTAGAGTAACCATCTAATATCTTCTTTTCCATTAGAATATGGATTATCCATTTTCCAAGGATTATCTTGTGTATTAGCTGAATATCCTCCAAAATATGGGGTATTTGTTGAAGTGGTACTATTTAACATGCTTTTATACATATCTTCACCATATTTATTAAATTGTAGAGCAGTTGATCTAACATATTGCCCCATTGCAAAAGACATAACTAAATCATCATTATATCCTGATTGGGCTTCTGCTCTACCATTCTTCCAAACAAAAGTTTTCATTTCAGAAAGTAGTCTCCTAGACTGGAATATTACTCCTTTGTCGGAAATAGATTCTTGGAATTTATTAATACAAATTGGTCTAGTTCTGGTGTTCATTGTAAAACCAGGGGTCATTTTAGATATGTCAGAATATTCATTAAAATATGAATCGGCTTTAATTTCTCCACTTTTTGGTGAATGGTAAAAATTTTGATAACCTCTTTCCAATATAGTTTGTATTGTAGACCACCCAATGCTTGCATTTTCAACCACTAATAAAGCATTATTATATTCCGTTGATATTCCTACCAATAAATGACCAAACTCTTTTGTTCCTATCTGTCCTTTATATTCTCCAACCTGAGTGTTATTTTCAACATCCATCACATGGAATGCTGAAAAATCTTTACTATCTCCTCGAGCAACATCTGCTAACACCATATAATTGCGAGAATAATCTGCAGGTTCCCATATCCATAAGTTACGGTCAGCTCCTCGCTTTTCCAAGGGATCTTTAACATAAGTTTTCTCATAGAATTCCATGAATTCATTATAAAAAACCGTATCTCCTGAGGTGTTAAAGTCACAATCACATTCTTGAGCAGCTAATCTAGGATCACCCAAAAGAACATCTTGTTTATCTCTCCAAGATTGATCTCTTTCTGGGTGAACTTGCCATGGTAATTTAATTGGGAGGAATTCACTATCCAAGGAATTTTCAGCAGTTTCCCACATTTGGTGGAACCAATTACCAGTACCATAGGGAGTGGATAACACTATAGCTCCACCACCCGTTGCTAACGTTTGTTGAGCTGAGGCCCATGTTTCTGCAATATTTTCAATAAAAGCAGCCTCATCAACTATTAGCAATGATACTGCTTCTGATCGTGCGGCATCTGGGCTAGATGATTTGGCTTGTATCTTAGATCCGTTTTTAAGTTTTAAAGAAAGTTTATTATTTTCTTCGTGTCCTATCTTTAACCAAGATGGAAGATTTTCATACATAAATTGTACCTTGGAAACTAGATTACGTGCAGTTGCTTGAGTAGTAGCTAAAGCAAGTACGTTTTTATTTTCATAAAAGACCATCAACCATAAAGCATGGCCAGCAGCAAGAGTGGATATTCCTAATTGTCTTGATTTTAAAATTATACTATATGGGTTATCTTGAAATAGTTTTAAGACTTTTTCCTGGAAGGGGTATAAGTGGAATTGGATTCTTCCTCTTTGGGGGTGTTGGATGTAACAATATTTTTTCATAAAGTATACAGGGTTTGTTGCACACTTTATGTATTCTTCTCTTAATATTTGTTTTATATCTTGGCTCATATTATATTAATACTATCAACAAAGCTAAAGTACCCAAAAATCCCCCACCTAAAATTTTAGCAGTAGTTTTCAGATTTTTGTTTTTACGAGTTAAAGAAGAATTTTTATCTTTTAATTCGTTTACTTCTTTACTATGTAATAAATCTTTTTTAGTAAGAATATCAATTTGAGATATATAGTTTTTTTCTTTAGTTTCTAAAGTAGAAATTATACTATCTTGAAGTATAAACTTAGAGTTAAAAACATTAAGAATTTTTTGAGTTTCATGAAGTTCAGCTTCTAAAGAATCTTTTTGGATAAGCTCAATAGAAATCTTTTTAGCTACTTCATAGGGAAAACATACTTTATTTGTATCGATTTGTGATAAAATCGTAAATTTCAGTAGGAGAAGCGTTATTAATATCCCGTATTTTTTTACCATAATAGTTTCGTATTTTTGTTATATTTTGATTTAAGGAATCTATTTTATGGTTATATACTACAAGACTATCTTTATACATTTTAAGCTTATGGTTAAGAATAATCTGATCTTGTTTTAAATGTTTTAATTCTATATTTAAGCTATCTATCTGTTTTTGATATAGAGAAATATTATGTGGGGTAGGGTCTTTCCTATATAAAGAAAGAGCCAACCCCAGTAATAATATTCCTATAACTCCTAAAAGGATTAATTTAGTCTTATCTAATGTTATAACCTTTTTCATACATTTTGTTAGGCTTCAACCTCTCTTCCAGCAGCACGCTTAAGATCATCAATCATTGCCTTTGAAAGTTTATATTCTTCTTTTGCTTTCTTTAAATAAGCATCTACTTTTGGTTTGTCGTCTTTATATTTTTTAATAAACTTTAGACCCAAATTGAATTTTTCTTTCTTTTCTTCGGGTGTTGACGCTAATTCTTTTGCTGTTTCATCTTTACCCATAGATTTTACAGCCTCTTTATCTTCATCATCCATCCCTGACATTTTTTCAGCGGGGCGGCCTCGTTTGCCTGTAGTAGGTTTTTTAGGTTCTTTGTTTGGATCTGCTTTTCGTCCACGTTGTCCAACTTCTCTTTCTCCTTTAGTTAAAGCAATAAATTTATTAAGTTGGTTATCATATAGAGTATCCCCTTCAAGAGCATCCTCTACACTTTTATCAGCTTTAATTTTTTTCTTTAAAGGCAATCCTTCTAAATCAGGATTGTCTTTTATTACTTTTTCAATTGCGGATTTAAGGTCTCCAGAAATTTTGGCCATTTCGTTTAGATCCATTTCAGAAAGAACATTATGGATTTCTTCACGTATAATTTCTAATAAGTAAGATTTTTTCATTATTTATATTTTTTATTATAAATATGGGTGGAATATAGAAGAAATTACTTTTTCCACACGTTCTTCTGTTGATCCAGAAATTTCATAATAGTTTTTTATTTTATGTTTGTTATATTCTAATATATCTCTAATCTCTCTATCAATCTTTTTTCTATATTTTAGATCTGTTTCTCTTACCCCATTATCTTCAACTTCGATTCCTAGTGGGGATATATAAAATATATAGTCATAGTCTTTAATAAAATTAGCAGCTAATTCATAATATGTGTCTGCGTGTCTTATAGGAATAGATTGAGCAGCATTTGTAAAAGCCATAACATCAATCACGGTTCTATCTGTGATGATTTTTGGTTGTAGAAGTTCACTACAACGTTCTGCTAAGAATATTACTTGACCTTTTAGAGTTGAATCAGTATTAAGGGGAATACCCAAATCTCTTAAATATTTAGATCTTTCTGTTGTGAAAACATAATCCTTAAATTCAGGCTGTTCCTTAAGAGCGTTTACTAGAGTAGTTTTTCCAACACTCATAGTACCACAAAATCCTATTTTCATTGTATCTGTTTATAATAATTATCTGATTCTAATATTTCATTTAAAAATACTTCAACAACATATATTCCTTGTGCACCACTAACTGTAATGCCTCGAGCGCTTAAAGCATCACCTACGAAATGTACGTTAGGGAATTTAGTTAAACTAAGATCTTTATAATTTACTAAGGGTTCAGGTGAAAGATATTTTACCTCAGGCATGTAAATACCCCAATCATTTTCAAGTGTTGGGAATACTTTTTTCATATCCTCAATAAACTCCTCAATATAAAGAGCATAATCACCTATAGCATCATATAATGGTTGAATACTATCTACTACATTACATTGTATATAGGTACCTTCAGATGTTTTAGAGGGTAAACGAGTGTGGTTAGGTGAAAAATAAGTACCCATACCATCTTTTTGTAATTTTTTAACAGCCTCTCTTGACCAATCAAATGGATTATCTATACCATTGATTTCCATTAATATACCAAAGTTAGTCATATCATTACGATATGCTTCATCTTTTTTAGCATGACCATTATAGGTATGATCTCCATATGTTACTTCAGTTGCTACATAGGCGGCATTATTATTAGTACAAAATGAACGTAAGGATACACCTTTGTCTTCAAATTTTCTATAAAGTTTAAAATCATAACTAACATCAATTAATTTTTGAAAATGTTTTTGTGGTGCTTCAAATCTAACACCTATTTGTACTGATTTTGGTTCTGTTGGTAGGTCATATTGTTCTGCTAATTTTTTACCGAAGTCGATGCCTGATTTTCCTACTCCAAATATTAAACGGTCATACCCAATCCAATCATTATCATCTACACTCTTATCAGTCCATAATTCTTGGGCTCCAAAAGAGATATTAGTTACCTTAGTTTCCCATTCAAATTTTACACCTTTATCAACTAAATAATCATACCAATTTTTACCAATTTCGTGCAAGTAGTCAGTACCAACATGCCATACAGGAAACAATCTTAAACCAAAATATGGTTTAATAAAATCTGGTTCTGCTTGAGGATCTGAACATTGTACTTCCTCTGGTTTAGGGTGGAAACGTTTAAAGTTAGTGATAACTTGATCCATTAACTCCATTGCTTTTTCTTCACCACAATATTTGGATAATTGACCACCAATAGCAGTATGGTATGTTAGTTTACCATCTGACCAGCCCCCAGCGCCTAAAAAGCCTGTCATTACCTCTTCAGGTTTTCTTTCATAGGGTGATTTACCCATATCAATTATGGTAATCATATTACCGGGATATCCTTCATCTACTAGCTTAGTTGCAGCATTTACTCCTGCTACTCCTGCTCCTACAATTACAATTTTATCTTGCATTTTATAAAAATTTATAATTTAATATATGAAAAAAAAGAGTGACCTCCAAATAGAGGTCACAGCTCTCGAAAATTTTATCTTTAAAAAAACGACTAGGCTATGAATCTAGTCTAAATGTATTTTTAATCTTAAATTACCATCACCTTTAATTACGCGATGCCATTGGTGACGTTCTATAAATATTGGTTGATTTAGTGAGGTTGGTAACTCATTATCAAGTTGTACTTTCCAATTTGTTTCTCCAAGTATTTCTACTGTTCGATCTTCTAAATCCCGATGCCAAAGTAATTCAATAGGATCTATATTTTCGCTAAATTCACGTATAATATATTTGTCTGTAACTTCTATGTCTGTGTATGGGGTCATATAAATTTTATTCTGGTATATATGTGTCCTGGTATATTATCTTGTAAGTATTTTTTCCAATATTCAAGGGCTGTTATCTCTAGAGTACCTGAACCCATAATTCTACCTTCTATATCTGTTATATCTCCTGAAGTAGTTATCCATTCTTTTTCGTGTTCTAAGAATTCACCAGGTGCTCCTTGGAATGTAAATGGTTTTACAGGAGGTAAACTATCCGTTTCAAATTCTAAACGAACTCCTATTTCTTGGTTTGAGTCGGGAAATTCTTGGAATGCCCATAAATCTGGGTCTTCAGTGAATGAAATTTGATTGAATTTGGAATGAGCTTTTAAACGATCAGAATTTAATATTTTAACAAAATTTTCAGGTGTTGTAAAATGGTACAAAACATCCGGAGGAGATGGTTGGTTGATTTCTTTTAATATGTCTATAAGTTTAATCATTTTCTTTACGTTCTTGCCACTCATAAGATATAGTATCTTTAACTATAGGACCACCTTTAGCCCATGTTCTACAAGTACGAGCTGAGTGGCATTTGAAACTATGCATCCAACAATACCCTAATTTACCATCTTCATCTTGTAATGGTCCAGGCATACAATCTTCCATTCTTGGAGAAATATCAAACGCAGCACAATTGCCACATAAAGATTGTTTAGCAGCTTCAACTGTTGTATTCCAATGTTCTGCTAACTCATCCCAATAGTCTCCAGGTTCATCAACATTTAAAGGACCATATTTAATATAGTCTGCTTTAATAGCTGAATCTCTATTTCGAGTGTTAAGTTCTAGATCTTGGGTTGGTAAAGGACAAGCCATAGCTGCCTCATATAATTTACCTTCTGCTAAATATTTTTTTAAATCAAAGTTATCCATATTATTTTGTTTTTCCCCATTTAGTACCTTTACCAGGTGTTTTACATTGAGCAGGTGTAGGACGACATGAAGGGTATTTTGCACGTTTTTCTCCTTTTTTTCTCCCGCAAGGTTTATATCCTACTATTTTACCATCTTTTTTAATTGGTGCGTTACAATCAACCCAACCACCTTCTTTACCTGGGGTACCTGAGCGTTTGAACCATTTTCTTAAAGATTCATCTTCTTGGATGATTTCTCTAATTATGTCTTTTAATTTAGAATATCCTGAGCCGTAAGGTGCTGCTTTACCTGATTGAGGGTCATCGGTTTCTTTTAAATTTTCATTTAATTTTTTAAAATCTATAATATCAGTTCCTAATGCTTTGGAAAAAGTATTTAAAACATTCTCCTTACTTGGAGTTATATCGTTATATTTATATTCAGGCTCAATACTCCATTTAACAGGTTTGAATTTTATATTACCTTCAATTTTATTATATTTCCACCACCTACCTTCTTTAGTAACTGATATTTTTGATGTATTTCCATCAACATCTGTTACATTGTAAATGTAAGATATAATAGGTTCAACAAATTTTCCTTTTTTTAATTGAATTGGTTCTTGTTTAAATTGACTTAAATTTTTAGGGAAACCAAACCCATATTCACTGTATAAGTAGTTTAAAAAGTCTTTATCCTTTTTTATCATTACGTCACTGTAAAATTCAAAGGTACCATTATCTTTAAGTGAATTATTTACTGTTGTAGCAAATGATTCAACATTATCTAAGTTATATACTAATTGAGCAGCTATAATTTTATTTGCTTTTGGAAAGCTATAAGGTTGATTTAAATTATATTCAACATATATCTTTTCATCTCTTATCTCACCTGGTTCTTTAGCGAATTGTTCTATGGGGATGTTATCTACTATTACAATATTTTTTTCAGGGTAGTAATTAGTTTCACCTCCACCCATATCATATATTAAATTAGGTATTTTAGATAGTAATTTAATTGGGACTTCTTTATAAGTCCCGTCATTTTTTACAATATATACTTTAGGGGTAGAAGGACCTACATTATTATATTCATTTAAACCTTTCCAAATATCTCCTTTACGACATCTAACTACAGCACCAGATTTGTAAGCGGATGGTTTTTTGAATTTACGGTCAGCAATACGTAAACATCTGTCACGTTTTTCTTTTTCCTCTTGTAGGACTTCATTAGTAAGTTTATCCAATCTATCCATCACCTAATACATATTTAACTTTATATTGCTTGTTACATATTGTATTTGCTTTTCCTACTAAATGACATCTTACTGTTTCTGGGTTTATATTAAGAGCAAGAGCTAGAAGAGTATAATTTGAGTATGTGTTGAGATATTCTCCAGAGGTTGTATAAAGGGCTACTGGGGTTCCTTTGCCTTTATTTGGGCTGGTTCTACCTTTATGGGCTTCAGATACTCTAGGTTTGGGGCCATCTGGTTTTCCTTTTTTAGGGTTGGGTTTTCCAGTTTTTGCTTTGGATATTTTTTCACATATTTCTTTTGAGAATTTTCTTCCAGTTAGTTTCTCACTAACAGTAAGTTTGGTCTCTTCTTTATGGAGTCCATTTCCTCTAGCATCATTTGTCATATTATAGAATTGAGGATTTGTAGAAGCATTAAAATATTCTAACCATTGAGATTCTACACCACGAGCATCTCCTTCACCTTGCCAAAGTATATCTCTTGTAAAATTATTTTTACCGTATTTTTTTAAAGCATCTTTTATTGCTTTACCACTACCATAGTAATTTTCATCTATTTGAGATTTTCTAGAAGAACCAATATATTTTTTTCCATTTGTAACATTGGTTATAAGATAAACATAAGCCATTTTATTATAAATATTGGTAGGGCCGATTTCCTACCAAAAACCGCTAAAGTTTTTTGAACCTCCTAATTGTTTCCAATAACGACCGATTCTACATGACCAATATCGCGCTTTCGTACGATCAGTAGCTTGAGCACATTTATGTCGTTTAGCAAAAGCTTGTCTAGCTTTAGGGTCATTAATTTTTACAGATAGGCCTGTTGTGTCTCCAAAACTAACTTTTTTAATTTTTTTAGTTTTTGGATTACGAACATAAACATAGAATTTTTTAGATCCACCACGTTTTGGTTTATTAAGTGGAGGATTTTTCTTTTTACCTTCTTCTGTTAGGGTATCTATTTTATACACTTCAATAGTTCTAGCCTCATCATCATAATCCATTTCATATTTAGAGATATCTAAATTATTATAGATAAGTGCTCTAAATAAACGATAACGGGCCTCACTTAATGCTTTAAAATAGAATGAGCCATATTTTGGTAATATTACTTTAACAAGTATCATACCAAATGTGTTCATCACTTTTTCATCTTCATATTTACTAGGCATTCTTTCAGTTGTCCATTCTTGAGATTTAGGATCAAACCATAATAGCTTAACACTATTTCCTTTAATAAATTGAAGTTTTCTTTTTATCCCGTGTTTATCTATGAATATAAAATTATTGCTAACCCCATCTGATTCAATAGCATCTATTTTATATGAATTTTCTATATTTACTGCTTCATATATAGTACCATATATGGCTATATCTTCTAGGATAGGCTCATATTGGTTTTCATATGCCATGGGTAAATCTAAAGGTACTTTAACACCCTCATATAAACCAAAGTTACCTAAATCAGTTTCCTCTAAAATTTGCTTATCATCTTCATTAACATGAATTATTTCACGTAAATACAAAGCGCGAGCTTCTGCCCATAAATTAAGAAAAGCTTCAGAACCGTAGCGGAACGTGTTTTCGGTTAGTGGGAGTTTATTATCCACGTGATATCGCAGATTTTCCGATAGTATATCCTTTTTAACTATACTTTCATTTAGTACTACACCCGGATTACCAACATTTTCACAACTATGACATCCACAGTTACAAGAATCTTGTTTTGGTGGAGTAGATAATACTTCTTTTATAAGTTTTCTAAGTCGTTCCATTATTTTATACTATATCATTAATTGATAATTCTAATCCTCTAGCTTTAGGACCAAATTTAGCCATATTTTCAGGATATATTCTATAATCTAACCCAATTGGCTTATTTTGATGTTGAGCAATAGTGAATACAGGTAATATATCACCCTTTTTAATATCTTCTATTGTTTTATAAATATGGGATGCTTGTACTGTAATAGTATCTCCATCTAGTTTAAAATCATCTTCTTTCCAAGTCCTAGAAACTACAATGGTTTTTGGTGTTTCAGATCCAAACACAAAGGTGTTTATTTGATCTTCGTCTGTTATGAAATCAGGGATTATTACTTTAGTAACTCGATCACCCGTATTAGAGTTATACATTAAATATTTACCTTTAACATCGGGGTTAGGTCTTAATTCTAATTCTGGGATTTCTCCTGCTAATGCTTTTTCTTGGAATGTTTTTATAAAATCAGGGAAATTAGATGCTACCGAAGCCCATCTAAATCCTCCATCTTGTTTTAGGGAAATATTGGCTACTACTTTACCATCTGAAAGAAATTGAGCGTCTGATTTATCTCCAACACCTGCTCCTGATTTTGAGGAATCTTCAACTTTAGTTACATTATTAAAAGTTTCAGTATATTCAGGTGATTTGATTACAATTTTTGCAGAGTCCCCAGCTTGAGCTATTAAATTATTTAAGGTATCCAAAAATACAGCCTCATTAGATTTTCCAGCACCACCAGGAGCACTAAAACTAGTTAACATATTTACTTGCCCAAATTCTTCTGTGTCAAATTGAAATAGGGGAAATTTACCACTAGGGTTTGAGCCTTGTCTTGGTCCAAAGACTTTTATTTTAGTTTCGGGTCCAAATACTTTTTTTATTATATCTAAAAATATTTTTGGATCTTTAATGCCTGGAGCTGAGAGTCTATTGGGTTTGGAAGGTAGGGGTTTTATACCATATTCATCTCCTAATTCTTGGGAAATTAAAGCCACTGCCTTTCTAGTACCTGATATATTAGGAACTTCCTCTAGGAGTAGAGTTTTTTCCCCTAATACTTCATTAATAAGAGATTCTAATAATAGAACATCTTGTTTATCTTTTATATCAGGATATCCTTTAGGGAATTTATATGATATACTATTTAAAAATTGTTCTAAAACGTCCATTATGTCTCAGGTGTTTCTTCAGGTGTTTCAGTTGGTTGTTCTTCTCCTCCACCAGGTATTTCTTCTCCTCCCATTTCTTCTCCACCAAATCCTTCTTCACTTTCTTCTTCTTTTTTACCATATCTTAAAATACGAGCAATTGCCTCAGCAGCACGTTCTTCTTCAGGTAAATTTAAAAGGTAATATTTTTTACCTTCAACTTGTGCTATCCAACTTCTTTTACCATAAAGTAAGTAAAAGTTTTGACCATTTTTTAAGTTAATTCTAAAGGTAGTAGGACGTGGAGAAACCCAATCTATTGATGAAAGAAAGTTATCAAATTCAGTTGTTAAAAGATCAACTAATATTTTTTTAAGTTCTGGGAATTTGGTTAGCTCATCATATTCAACTGCGGCTTCATCTGCTTTTTTAGATGAATTATATACTTGAGGGGCAAGTTGTTTAATTTTTAATATGAGTTCTTCTCTAGTCATTTAGCATTATTTTGAAGCATGATATGCCTTTATAGCATTTTCAGCATCCTTTTTAGTATCATAAGTTTGAGGCCACATTTTTCCAGTTTTACCTGAAATTACTCTCCACTTATTGTCTACTTTCTTAATATTTGATCCTTTTACTATATCTTCATCAATAATATCTTCCTCACTTGCAATATCTACCATAGCATTAATTTGGGGTTCTTTTAGCTCAAAATCAAGATAATGTTTAGCTGAAACTAGCATGGATTTGGCTTTAATAATTTTGGCTTGCCACCAATGTGGAAAATCAACTTCACCGTCTATTTTATCAAGTTTATCTACCATTTTATAGAGT